ATATTATTGAATAATTTTGGCATACTATTAAATGTATCAATTATTTTAGTTAATCCATCTAATAAACCTTTATATAAATTTTCAAATCCACTTTCAGTATATAAACCTTGTAAACTAGTTTGTAACTATTGAGCTTTAGCTGAAATTGAATCCATAGTTTTTAAAACTTGTAATTGTGCTGTATCTTCTGCATCTGCTGCTTTTTCAGTTAATTCAACTAAACGTTCACCATTAGAAACTAATGCTAAGAAACGAGATTGCTGTCTATTACCAGCCATAATAGTAGCAATATAACGTTGAGTATTTTTATCAATAGTATCCCAATTTTTTGATAATTCTAAAATAACATCATCAAAATCGCGGAATTCACCTTTAGCATTTTTAATAGAAATACCAACTGACTATAATGCTGTATCAACTTTATTAAAACTTAAAGCTTCTCCTTCGCTATCAATTAATTTAGAAGGATCACTCTTCATCTCACCATAACGAGAAATAATTGATTTTAAAGCACTACCAATGTTTTCAGCAGATTCACGAGTAGATTCAATCATAACTGCCATCATAGCAGAAGTACTTTCAAAACTAGAACCTACTGATTGTGCAGATGAAGCAGTTTTACTCATAGCAGAAGCTAATTCCGCAGTACTTGTAGCTGCACTAGCTGCTAATTCAGAATAGACATCAACAACGCGTTGCGCATCAGTCATTTCCATTTTAAATGAACGTATCGCATTTGTCATATAATCTGTTGCTGTTGTATATTCCAAACCAGAGATTTTCGCCATCTTTAATGTTTGCTCGGTCAGAGCCATAACATCATTTTGTCCCAAGCCTTGCTAATAATATAATTGTGAAACTTCATATACGCCTTTAATAGATGTAGCATATTGTTTAGCCATTGCTGAATAATCAGGCATTTGTTTCCATAATTCACCTTGAGTTTTATCAGTAACAATGGCAATTTTTGTCATAATATCATCTAAATCTTTTAAATCTGTTTTAATAGTCCTAAAAGCATTAGATACCATACGTGCAGCAGCATAAACACTAAACCAACGTTGCACAAATGTTTGAATATTTCCAATCATTTGTTCGCGTGCTTTTACTTGATCTAATTGAGCATTATATAAAGAAGCTGCTTTAGTTAATTCATTATAAGTTTCTACACCTTTATTAGTAAGTTCCTTATGCACATTTGATAAAGGACCACCATTATTTTGTCTTTCATTTGATTGTGCTTGTAATTGTTCTAAAGTTTTTTGTAATTCATCTACTCTTTCTTGTAATTTATTATTAGCTTCTTGTAATTTAGCAATTTCTCCTAAAAATTGCGTTTTAACAGCTTGAATTGCGCTTTCTTGCGCGCGAGCCTATCCTAAATTATTTTCTGCTTTATTTTTAGCTGCGTTTGCGGCATTATTTTCTCTTTGAGCTACAGAAGTATTATTACTTATTGTTTTATAATAATCATCAACTAATGTTTTCACTTCTGCTTTAGCTTTATTAATTGCTACTTTGGTACTATCGATATTTAATAAATTATTAATATATTCTGAAGCTTTCTCTTCACCCATATCAAGCCAATTATTAGTTTTAAACAATTCTGTTAAACTAGCTTTAAAAGCATTTAAAGAAGCAACACTATTTGAAACATCAATTTGGGTTAAATTTTTAAAAATAGTTTCAACTTTTGTACCAAAACCTTCAACATTAGTACCTAAACTTTTACCCGTTAATTCTTTAAATTTAACATTTAAATCATTTAATTTCTCTAATAATTTATCAGGACTATCTAAAGTCAATAATTCATTAAAAATTTCTTTAATTTTTTCAACACTTTCTATTTTAGAAGTCCCAAAATTCTCACCATATAAACTTTGAAATCGATCTTCAATTATACTTAAAAACTCAATAAGCTTACTATCAGAAAAATTTAATGTATTTACTTGCTCGATACTATTAAAAAGATCATTAATATTATTTTTAGCAGTTTTTATATTTGTTAAATCTGCGCCAACAAGTGCAAATTTTTGCGCAGCTTCTTCTGCTTTTTGCGTTGCTAAATCATATTCTTCTTGTGTTCTTTTTACTTGATCTTGTGCTTTTACTAACCCTTGTTCTAAACGTTGACTAATTTCATCTACGCCCATTTTACCCGGGTCAATTTTCAAATCATTAAATACTGTTCTTAACTCATAAGAAGAAGCAACAGCTTTTTGTATACCTTCAGATAAATTAGTCCCCATTGAACTAGTTAAATTATTAATTTCACTTTGAATTTGGGATATTTGATCACGTAAACCATCAACATTTAAATCATTCCATGTAACTTTACCAAATGCTTCACCAATCTCCAAAATTAAATTATTAACATTTTGTAAACTATCTGTTAATGAAGTTAATTGAGATTGAGAAGAGATTCTTCTCTCCATGGATTTACTAAGACGTTCAACTTGAGATTCAGCAATTTTTAAAGACTTAGCAATTTCTTTACCAATATCTGTATCTTTTCCCACTTGTAATAATGCTTGTTTTATTTTAGCAATTTGCTCTTGATAGCCTTCAATTCTAGTTTTTATATTAACTATAAAACTACCAATTTCACTATTCATTTTTTCTCACACTCCTTTTTCGCCAATAAAAAAAGAGCCACTTCCCTACACCTAGGAAGTGGCTCATTTTCCGTCTATATCGTCGCTTAGACGCGTAATTTCCAATATTAAACCTTTTTTATTACCGACTACATTTTCCGGTAATCCAATTATATCAAACACGGACGTAGTTGGATCAGCCCTTTCTCCCAAGCGTAAATTAATATCACTTACGACTCTTACTTTTGGCATATAAATTAAATTCGTATAATTTAAGCCATCGTTTTCATCCTTGGAGTAAAATTTACCCTCAAGAGTGAATAATCCATTAAATCTATCTTTTTGTATAGTATAAAGCAATGCTTTATCTGTATACTCATAATAATAATCCACAATATATTGTTTTGTGGCGTCCGCTTCTATTTGTCTTTCCTTATCCTCAAAAACTTTAATACACGTTAAAGTTTCATCCATAAAATCATTTCTTATATTATGTTCCGGATCTAATACTCCGTACACTTTTTTCTGCGCGACATCGCGCTCATATTCATAAATAAATGCCTTTTTATCAGGTAAAATCGTAGGAGCGTGTGTTATCCATAATTTACCTTCATCTAAAGTAAAAGGCCCTTCTCTTTTAGGTATTAAAAGAGTTTCTTCTAAATTTTGTTGTTCAGTAACAGTAGCACTTAATAAAATACCCATGCCAACAGATGACATAACACCTTCACTAAAAGAAAACCGCACTTCTGAACGATCTTCCCAAATTACACGCGGCATATTGGACCAACCTCCGCGCGCCATTATAGTATTTTGCCGTTCAGTAAGTGCAGCCATATTAATATGTTCAAAATATAATACTGGTTCACCAGCTTCTAAATAGCGCGAACCAAATTGCATAGGCGTTTTGGCTTTAAGAACTACTTCATACAATTCTTTTATACCAAAATATTGGTCAAGCATTTGCTTCACCACCTAAAAGAAAAACTAGGGACTTTTACAAGTCCCTAGTCATTAATATTTATTACATAGAACTCTTAGCAGCTAGTGAACCATAATCATCAGCTGCACCGCTAGTAGTAGATTCAGAAATAGCATAACGAATTAGCTTCATCATCTCATTTTCGCCACGTTCATTATTAGAACGTAGAACGGTTAGCTGCATTTCAAAGGTAGAAGGATCACCTTCAGCTTCTAGAGTAATAGTTACATTAGAAGCAACCTTTGCTTTATTGATTACGAACTGGAAAGCCTCGTCCTTACCGGTTTCCTGAGAACGCATGAAAGTATCACCAACAACACGATAAGTACCAGGGAAAGTATCAGGAGAAATAGTTACTTCAACAGCAGTTTCTGCACCACTATCATTAGCAATAACTTCTTCCCAGAAGATACGAATGTGATCACCAACAGCAGCTTCTACACCTTCAGAAGCTAGACCAGCAGCAGGATTCTTGAAAGTAATCTTGGTGCCATTAGCGCTCATAGCTATGTCAGCACTGTCAGTAGTAATCTGAGTACGATAACCTTGAGTTAGGTTGATTAGACGAATTGGATGACCAACCTTAGCAACTGGAGTTAAAGCCTTATCAGTAAGGTGATCCTTTGGTAATGGTACATAACCATCAGAAGCTACAACAACTTCCTCAGTGTGACGTACAATAACAGGAGCATTAGCTTCGGGCTTATGAATAGCGCCACCAAGCATGAAACGTAGAGACTCTAGAGAAATTAGAGCGTCAGTTAGAGTTAAGGTAATTTCCTTACCATAGTCCCAAGTAATAAGCTTTGGATTGCCCCAACCACCACGAGCGTCAGTCTGCTCGGCAGAAGTCTCAATAGTGGAAGTCTTTAAAGTATCTAGAAATAGAACAATGTCACCCTTATATACGCCAGCGCGAGGGTCATCGTCTAAGGCTTCAAAATACACATTGGCAACCTCTTTAATACCATACTTATCAAAAATATTAACAGCCATGTGAGTTACCTCCTAAATCATGATTTGTCAGAACTCGCAATGGAACGCATCCAATGCTTGAGTTGTGATTTCTTGAGTTTTGCGCCAGCTAGAGCTGCGCGATTATTTATATTAAACTGATCGCGCCAGCCCATACGTTTCAGCTGGTCGTGAAAAGCATAATATGTAATGTCCCAAATATTTGCCATATTAAGGCCGCAATTATTAATAGTTATACTACCAAGTAAATCAGAAAACTGTAAGTCAGATTTTTCTTGCGTTCTTTTTTTCGCATTAGCTTTTCTAACTTTTTCACGATTTGCGCGCATTTGCATTTTAATTCTTCTAGTAGCAGGATTATCATCTTTATTAATAATAATCTCTTCTTCATCTACTCCAATAAAATACATTTTTCTCAATAAACGTTGAAAATCGTGAAAGTTTTCCTCTGTTAATAAGTGCTTTTCTTCATCAGAGCCTAAAATAATTTGTGCTGGCTCCATAGAAAAATCAACATCTTCATGTGTAAAAAGTTGAAATGCGGCTTTCAATGTAGTATTTGTTTCTGCATCTGTTAAAGCCATCATTAAGAGAAATTGAAAATCTGTAAGCTAATCTAATAACTGCTTTAATTCAGGTTCTTGTGTATCAGTAGCTACTGGTTTTTCAGTCATTAAAATACTTAAATATTTCTCAAAATTACTATAACCATTATCTATAATTTCACCTATTTTCATAGGATAAACAAGACATACACCTTCAAAATCTACTGGTGTCCCACGTTGAAATTTTAAAATTTCGTCATCAGTTAAATTCATTAACTTTATACTACATAGAATAACCACCAAGCCATGGCGATAATGTTAAATTATCTGCACGATGAAATTGTAGATTACCTATACCCTTTAATTTAGTTTGATTAAACATCTTATCTATTTCTTCCATAATCAGATAAGGACGTAAAGAACGTTCATTTAATAACCATTCATCATATGGACAAGCAATATCAAATCTTACTGTAGCAATTTTAAAATCAGGATTTAAAACCGAAATACTAAAATCATTAAAAACAGAAATAACATAAGACATTTTTTCAGTACTATCGTCAAACACTTTTGGAACAATAAGTATTTGACGATTAATTAAATCAGAACCATCTACATCAGGTTGAGATTTACCAGCAATAGGATCAATTTCTTTAAATGGGTCTTTTGAAGGATATTTTAATAAACGACACAGACGTTGATTTTGCATTAATTTATTAGCAATAATAAAGGTATTTTCTCCCATTACAGAAAAGCGACGTTGCGTGGTTTCTAAACTCATATACTCACCTACCATAATGGAATAATTGAAATTTCTTTTGTATAAATAATACCATTATGTGTTGCCTGTAATATACAACTACCCAATTTATTTTTAGCATTTGCGCGCACAACACATTTATTTCCTTCTATCTTAATAATAGAAGCATATTCATTTGTGTCTAGTGAGAATGTAATCTCACCAATCAATTCTTCTGTAGCTTTTAAATGATATTCAGCAATACGGTCTAATTTAATGGTATTATTTCCTTCTATATAAGCAGAAAAACCTGTGGCACCATTCACAACATTTATCATTAATGAAGTTTTTATCTCTGGATGGTCTTTTAATTGAAGTATAATTTCTACCTAACCTTCCGCAATCGCCATAAGTTTTCCATCAATAAGTTTAGCAATGTTTTTATTGTTAGAGACAAATTCTATTTCTTCATCAGAAACAATATCATTTTTCATTAAAGTAAAATTAATTTTAATTTCAGTACCTACTGCAAAGGTTTGCACATGCGCAGGAATATCAATCTTATATTTAGCTAATTTATCTAAATCAGCAATTTGATGTTTAACATCATCATATATGGAATTAATTTTACTTTCAGTTAAAGAAAGATAAACGACACCAGGCACACTAGTATGATCATATTCTACTACTGTCCAAGATTCTTCTTCAACAATAAAATTTGTAGCTCTATCTATAGAATAACGAGGTAATAATAATTCAGCATATTTATTTGGCTGTGGAGTAATTAAATCATTCCAAGTTCTAAAATTACCTTTAATTTTAGAATCTAATGAACTTACAAAATATCCCCAAGATTGCTTAAGATGCCCTTCACTATCAATCCATCGCATTAAGTAATTACAACGCACAATCCAAAAACTTTTAAAAGTGCCATTAACCTTCTTTTCTTCTTGAATTAACAACCATTTTTCCACGGTGCCATCATCAAGTGTCCAATTCATAATATCTCCTACCTTAATAAGAATATCATTAGCAACTTCTAAAAACATAATCTTTTCATATTCTTTATCTTTACTGGTAAGAATAATACCATCAAAATAATAACCTCGTTCTACTGAAAGATTACGTACTGTATGTGGTGATTCCGCAAGCCATTTTTCAAATGAACGCACGCCCGCACCACGAATACGTTCAGCAGTTGTTTCACCTAAATGATTGATGCGGGAAAAATATACATCAAGGTAATTCATTTGGTCGCTCCAATCCACCAATTAAATTCATACATTCAAAAATTGTTTTTCTAAAATATTCATAATTTAAGAACCGTAATGAATTTAATTTTCCAATTAAAGGCCAATAATTAATTGAATTAGGTTCTAAACCCTTTAATTCAATTAAAATTGAATTTAAAAATTTTTCCCAATCACCATTTTCTTTTTCTTTTTCACAAAGCACACCATAAAGCCGACCTTTTAGTTTATTTTTATAACCATCAAAGGTTTCATCGTAAAGCATTTTTCTTACCTGCTAACTTTCTAAATAATTCAGCGGGACTTTTTTCGCGCGATCGGTCATAGATGCCTTCGGCCCTATGAACTTCACTATCAATCGCCGCTTCTAACTTATTTAATTTATCTAAATGATTGGCTTGTGAAAAATCTTTATCAGCATACAACTGCCTAATATTTTCCCAACTAGCTACACATCTTTTTACCCATTCATGCTTCATGTAAAGAGCTAAAAGTTGTATTTCATCATTGGTTAAATCTTCTACAAACTGATATGTTTGTAATTGAGAAGGATTTTCTTCTCCTAGATTGACTTCTTCTATGCTTAAATCTATACGCGGATATTTAAATCTAAAAATAGCTATTTTGAGAAGTTCTTGCCAATCCCGCTCAACGATTGCTAGTTCTTCCTCAAGAGTCCATTCATCCGCGGTAATTCGTGCTAAAAAAGCATCATATACCTTGAGAAAGGGAGTGGCCATAAATTACTTCTCTTCTGCTTGATGTTTGATAGCAATAGCTTGAATAACATCAATATCACAGTAAGTTTTAATTAGAGCGGTAAATGCGTTATCAGTAATATTATTATCAACAATATACTGAACAATAGTATCTTTTGCCGCAGAAGGTGCAATCTTAATATAATTAGCAAAAGCAGTAATATCACGATCATCAATCATCTTAATAATCTCTGCTCTTTCCTTAATATTACTTGGAGTTTCAATAACTGCACGATCTTCATTAACACCCTCAATCTTAATGTAACCTGCGCGAATCATGTTTTGAACACCAGGTTCATACATTAAATCCTCATACTCTGTTGGAGTAAGGGTAATAATACGATTTGGCGCTAAACTACGACTTCTAATAGTTCCATCAGAAGTACCAACAACAACAGTAGCAGAACTGATATTTTTTAAAGTGATTTTTCCCATAATTTTTCCTCCTTTAACTCTAAAAGAAAAATGGGATGGGCGAGACTCTCACCCACCCCACTGTTTATATTATATTAATTATTAGCCGTTTGGATGTGCCTGAGCATACTTGGTAGCAATATCAGCATCTAGAGCGTCATTGTAATCCTTCCAACCATCGGCCTCAATACCAGCATTATAATAAATGCCCCAATAGTTAGGAGTACCAACCATACCTACACCAACCTTTAAGTAACCCTGTAGAGTTACTTGGTTGTCGCCCTCATGGTCATCCCAAGTACGGAAATATGGAGAACCCTCAAAGCCTAGCTTGATGATCTTTTCCTTACCAGAAGGAATAACATAAGCAAAGGAAGGATTCATAACTAACTTCTCATTCTTCTCATCGGTATAAGACTGTGGCATTACAACTACTGGGAAGCCACGGAACTTACCAATATAACCACGCTCACGCACTTCAATCATATCCTGATCAGAAATCTTGGTAGTATTATTATAAACAATAGCATTTACCATTTCAGCGGCGAACTCTGGAGTGCAGTAAATAACTGGAGAACCATAAGCAGCAACTACATTGCAAAGCTTTACCATAGAAGCAGGATCAAAGCTAGAAGCAATAACCTTATTCTTTGCTGGACGACCAGCCATATTCCAAGAACTTAGTAGCATTTCCTGAACCATTTCAAAAATACGGTCAGTAATACCTTGCTGAATGATCTCATAAATATCGGTCATATTCTCTAAGCCGTCAAGATAGCGCTCGAAATCAACATAACCGGCTCCACCAATTGCCTGTGGATATACATCAAACTTATCGCGGTCTAGTCTGAAAGTCTCATAGTTACCAGATTCGGTAGCACGAGTAACAAACTGACGACCACGCTGCTTACCACGAGTTACACGGAACTCTAAACGAGAACCCTGTGGTACACGAATAATTTCAGTAAACATATCTAGAGCGCTCTGAATATTCTGTGGTAGAACTTCCTCTAGATTTTGAGATAGTAATTCAAATAGATCAATCTTATTGCGATCGAACTTATAACGATTTAGACGACCCTTTTCATCGCAAAGTAGCTTAGTTAGCTCGTCACGAAGAGCGGCCTCATAGTCATAATTTTCGGCGGCGAACTCAGCAGGAACCTTGCGGCCGAAAACACCATTCATTAGAACTTGTAGCTTATTCATAGTTCGCACCTCCTATTATAGACTAATAATCTGATACTTAACGCCCTTTTCGCCGTTAGGTACAGTGTAATATTTTACGATCTTGCCATAAATACCAGACTCTGGAGCACTCTTTAGAATTTGAGGAACAGCCTTGTCACCAGAAGCAGGAATACCTACATATAGAGGAGTAGTTCCGATAGCATTTAAAGCAGCTTCTAAAGCAGCAAAATTAGCGAAAGCATTGTCGCCAGAATTGGCTTCGTCATACTGTAGGCAGTTAGTAGTAACGGTGTCACCAATACCTAATAGACCTACACGTGGATAATCGCCAGCAATCTTGCGGCCAAAATACTGAAGGCCATAATGATAATCATCATATTCCTTTTCAGCAGTATAAACAATACCAATAGGCTTGGAATCGGCAGAAGCGGGCTTCTTAATAGCACCAGCAGCCTTGTCGCCAACTACCCACATACCATTCTCGCAAGGAGCATTAATAGTAAATTCATTAGATAGTGGGGTTTGGGAAACTACCATTCCAGTCTTTGGGAAAGCAACCTGGTTTAGCTCTAAGGTTGCATATAGCTTTTCGCCTGGGCGATAAGTGCTAGAATAGCTATTAGCACTTGTTAGTGGAAATCTTGTTAGAGCCATAATATTTTCCCTCCTTAATTTTTACGATACTTTTCCATAAATAACGCGAATTGAGTTTTTTCTTCTGGATCTGGTAGTGGTACTTTCTTCACTTCACCGCCAGTCATTTGCTTATTGGCAAAAGTAATTGCCAACTTGCTCTCCAATTCATCATATGAGAAGTCATTAATCGCAGTTTTAATTGGACTAATTTCTTCTTCGGTTAGAAGTTTTTCATATTTTTCTACTAAACCATTCTTACGAGCATTTTCTGCCGCAGTAGCTTCTGCTTGATATGCTTGTAGAGAAGTTTGTAGTTCTGCATTAGTAGAACGTAAGTTCTCCAATTCAGTATTAGCACTAGCTTGGAAAGCTTCTAGCTCTTCAATTCGTGATTGTGCAGTATTTAAATTTTCTTGTAATTGATTGTAGGATTCTTGTAACTCATTGAATTGAGTTTGTAGGGTCTCAAATTCAGAAGGTTCGGCAGGAGTTTCCTCTACCTGTGCTTCTTCAACTACTTCAAAAGTATCTTCTACAGCAGGGGTCTCTTCAATAGTGTCCTCTACAGCAGGAGTTTCTTCAAAGGTTTCTGGAGCAACTGTTTCTTCGGTTTGAGGATCTACAACTTGAGTCTCAAGCTCCTGATTTTCAAAATCATTCATTGGTTGTTCTCCTCCTTCTTTGTTTTTCTCTGCCTCTTCAACTACTGTCTTGAGGTGTGACAAAAGTGAAGAGAACTTTTCAAGTTGAGTATTATATATGTCATCATTCTTTGAGAAGAATGAGGATACCGAAAAACAAGGTTCATGCGCGCCAATAATACAAAAACTAGCCATTTGACCAGTAGTGTAAACGAAGTATTCTTCATCACCAAAGCGCGCCCAATCACCATCAATAGTGGCTGGGTCTAATTCCATACTTTGATGTTGACCTAATACTTTGCACGCTTCATTAAAATAATCTGTAAATAGAATAACAGAAAAAACGGCATATTCTCTAGTTTCGCCATCAGTATCTGTAAAAGGCTCCCATCCAAGGAAACTTTCTATATAACCATAACCATTTGCTAAAGTTGGTCCGGTATGTGAGGCCCAAGTCTGCTCACTAGGATCAAAGAAACCAACTACGGGGACATTGCCACGAGTGGCAGACTTAATTAAATAATCGGCATATTCATCAGTAATATATGAACCATTGCGATTTTTATATTTATAAAACGCACCAACTTTTAAACGACTAATAGTAGAGTCATTTGTGCTAGCAATTTCTTGAATAGGAGAATTAAGAATTATAGCTTCATCAAAGTAAATAGGTATATTCTTACTCATAATCATTCTCCTTAACCAGCAGCTTTAATATTAGCTTGCGTTTTTTCTGATTTTTGTTCATCAGGAAGTTCGGGGCGACCTCCCTTATTATTTAAGTCATCACTCTTTTGTTTATTTCCTGTTTTTTGTCCCGCAGAATTATTTTTTTCTTCCGCGGCAACTGTACCACCAGGAGTGGTGTAAGAAGATTGTAATGGGATCATTTTTTCGGACATCTTTAAGAAATCATTCTCAAATTCCATTAAGCTAATTTGATCACGTTGTTTAATTCCCATTACGACGCCCGCGAACATTTTAGAATAACCATATTGTGCGGCACGGAAATAATTCGATTGTATGTCTTGTCTATTATATACATTTGTAGGTAAAACTTCAAAATCAAAAGATAATCCATTTCTCTTAAAACGTTTATTTAAATGAAATTTAATCCAAGTTTCATAAGCGTTAAGGAATGAAGTCATTAAGGCTTCATCTTTTTTAATGGCATAAGCAAGTGAAGAACTACCATCAGCATTAAATAGAATAGCACTACGACCTAAGGCATCATAAGCATTATTACGATATTTATCTATTCTATCCTTAGATTGAGTTGCGGCAGTAGTGTCTTGCAAACTTTCAAGACTAGTATCACCAAATGTAGTTAATACATCAACCGTATCTATATCGGTTAACATACCTGCAACCGCAGCATGCATTTCCGCACATTCATCCAAAGAAAAGGTTAATTCACCATCTTTATCAGTTGGCATTTTTTGAATTAATAATTTATACAATTCATTTTCATCACGCTTTTCTTCACGACTAACCGCATCATCTAACTTTTTTAATTGAGGAATACTAGCTAATAATAATGGCATTTGATCATCCGTATGAGTAAAACACACTCCATTATTATCTGCTGGAATAATCGCCCAAGGGTCCGCAGTTGTGCGATTAACCGCATAGGCTTCCCATGCCTGTTGCACAATTGGAGGAAAATTAGCTAATGCTTCAGCGCGCAAATCATCTTCTTTGATAGAACTAAAATATTGTAAATTAAATTCTAAAATATTTAGATTATTGAAATCCTTAAAACGAGTGCGGCAATAAGCTAGTGGTAAGTCTTGAATAACTACTTTATCACCATCTTCTTGTAAAATCCCAAAATATATACCTACTTTTAACCATTCTTTTGAAATATGAGTAAAAGTATTTGGAACATCCAAGTTCTCTACAAACTTACAGGCAGATTCAAATTCTTTTACGATTTGCGTCTTAGAACCTTTACCAGACATTACAGGAATAACGATTGTATCGTAAAGAGGTAAAGACGCAAGAAAATCAACATTGTTTTTATATTCACCATTTGTGCGGTAAAAGTATAAAGATAATTGGCGAGCGGCTTCAATTTCACCAGACCGAATAATTTCATAAATTTCTTCTAAGGTAAAATCTTGGTGTACCGCGAAACCATTACGAAAACCCCAGCGGGCATAAGCACGGTCAGTAGTTGGGGTGCGACGTTGCACTTGTAGACGAAACTTGGTAAAATCATATCTCTTGTCTCCCAAAATACTCACCTCCTTTTTCTTGGACTAAAGAAAGTATATTCACTAATATTTTTTCTTTTACGTTTTTGTAGTGCTTTATCTTCATAGTATTTTACACGATATAAACCATATTCTAATGCTGAAAAACGGTCTTTTTCAGTAGAATGAGAAATGCGGTCAATTTTAAATTGATTTTGAATACCAGTAGGTTTCAATTTCAAATTATTAATTTCATCTACTAACCGAGAAGTCATTTCATAAGGTAGTAAGAAAACTCGTTTATCATATAAAGTCATCTTCTTGCCTTTTTTGGTATTCAATAACTTATCTTTTACTATACGTTCATGCGCGAGTAATGATACTGTACCATTATTAATCTGCGCAAAAAAGTTAGAGTGAATAGCATCATCATTAGATGAACCAGCCTTAATGTCATAAATAATAGCATTTAATTCAGGGATTGGTTCATTTTCTTCTGTCTTTTTTTCAGGTGGTAAATGATGTTCATTATTAAAAGTATAATAGGCAGGAAATTGTTCACCTGTATTAGCATCAAAAGATGGTAATACCATAGCATCCAATAAACCTATACCTGCGCCATTACCATCAATAACAATTTCTCTTGGTTTATATAATTGAATTAACTTTTTAAGACGTGGGGCTTGCATAGTAATGTAGTTTTCACCATGAATAACTTCAGTATATACTACATTTTTCTTAAAACTATTTTGTTGCGGTAAAACTTTAATTACCATGATTGCTGTGTTCGCAGAATAACGCGCAACATCAACCCCTATCATATAAAAAGTATTTGGATTACTTGGATTTTCTTGTGCTTTTCGCTCACATTTTAATAGCGTGCGACGTTTATTAATTTTTTTAGAATCTAACCAAGCATCCTTACTATTACCAGTCCAAATAGAAAGTGATTCACGTGCGAATGAATCTTCGCTCATAGTATTAGAATAGCGTTGATCCATTAAGGTTGCTTTATCAATTAGCCCATAATGGAGCGGTACTTCATATGATAAACCCCATACAAATGAGTCTTGCGGGCGGAGAACAGCATTTATTGTACATTCAATCAATTTTGAATACATAAATACTGTTTTTTCACGTGCGGTAGTAATAAAAATTTGGGCCGCACTTGGTTCTTCTTGATTTAAAGAACCATCTACTTCTCGACGAGCAACGTTCATTTGCGGTAGTAAAACTTCGTTATAATCTTCTTCTTCTATGGTCGCACATTCCTCTAAAATACCAGCAGTCGCGCGCAAACCACGACTTGTATCCTTAGAAACGACCGTTATCATACTCTCATTGCGGAAACGCAATTCATAGTAGTTACCACTTTTCTTTTCACCTTGTTGGCCGCCATTATCACGAGTTTTTAATTCATTCTTCAACATAGGCCAATGACGCCAAATTTCATTGAATTTGGCTTCGGCAATTTTAATAACTGTGCCCTTTACATCAGAAGAAATGAAAATATTAGAGCCCGGTAATAGGACGGCGCGCACAACCGCAGCCAAATAGGCAGAAAATGATTTTGATGTAGCACGAGTTGCGGTCCAGAAATGGTAACGATAGCGCATACTTGCGCGCAAAGCAATACGTTGATAGAACAATAAATTAAAATGCTTTTTATCTTCTTCGGGTTGAATAGCGTCTAAAAAGAGGTCTGGATAAAGAAGCCAATGATTTAAGTAGTTAGTAAATAGTTCTTGATTGGCATCTAGGAACTCTTTTGTTAAAACAACCCCTTTCTCTATTGGGATGCCATCGCGCATACAAACAGTTTCTTCTATCACGATAACTCACCCGCCAGTTCATTTTCATCTTCATATTCAATGTTGGCAGTTTCATCAAACTCTACATCTTCATTCTCAATGTTTTCTAGGCGTTCAGTGATATTATAACGTTCACGCGCGTCTTCAACCTGTTCGGCAAAATTACCTTCGTTCACCACCAATCGTTTTAAATAATTTTGGATATTTTGCATACAAAAATCAACAGAATCTTGTGGTTCCATGTGCCATTTAGGATGCCATCCTTTTTTACCATAATATACCATTAATTCTCCTACGCTTTCAAAGTCGGCGGCATTTTTAGCATTAGATGCTTCAAAGTGCGCAATTTTAATAATATTGTCGCGGGCATCCATGTCCTTCTTAATATCTCCACCATCGCGCAAACCTTTCTTAATGCGCAGTTCAATTTCGCAGAGGTCGCGCGCGTAATGTTGAAGAATAGGAGTTGAGACATTTTGAGTAGCTAAAATTTGGTTATAATAGTCTTCTAACCATATAAGTTCATCTTTGTTGTAATTAGGAGACCATGTTCTCTTTAATTTTTTAAATTGGGCCTCTGATAGCACAGCAATCTCTTCATCTATGGTGTTGGCTTCGCGGGCCAGACGCCATCTTTCATTTTCATCTGCCCATTGTAATGCTTGATAGTGTTCATCCAGTAAAGTATTGAAGTAGGCAGTTAGCGTATGATCTTTATGTATAGCATAAAGTGATGACCACTTATTTAGATCGAAGGGTATGTCAAGATAGCGGCAAAGCCGGTCTACTTCGCCAAAATTATCTTGCGACACCATTTGTTCAAGACAAGTAGTACAATAGAGAGAGCGATGAGAAGGAAAAAATTTGGATGGTGTATATTGAAAATTATGTTCTGGTTTCTCCTGTCTGCATTTCATACATTTTCGCATCTTTACTACGTCTGTCATATTGGGTTTGTCCTCCTTTCTCTATACGTTTCTTTTTTTCACATTCTTTACAATTAGAAGCGAAATGGTCTTTGCGGCTGTTGTTGGTAGCGAAGAAATAGTTATTGCGCGGTAGCCAGCGGCCGCAAGTAAAACATCTCTTACGTTCAGGTTGCGGAGTAGTCAATAACATACGGTATTTTGTTGCGGTTTGCGCCATTTTTTCTGGCACTTCTTTTGACAAAATAGTGCAGATGTGATTTTCATTATATTTTAGACCGAATTTTTCTTGCAGTTCAGCGGCAATTTGGGCGTGCGATACACGGTCGATTTTACGAGTAACAATGTATTCGCGCACTTCACTAAATTCACACATATCAAAGTAGCGGTCAAAATCATATATTAAGGTGCGGCCCCAGCTATCTAATTTATCATATAGTTCCATGTAGATAGCACTATAAAAGTTGAGGAGAGCCTTAATATGAGCTGGATTTTCCCAATCGAAAATTTGATGTCTTACCACCCACTTTACTTCTTCTTTACCTGTTTCTGCGTTTATGCGTGTTTCGTAATCTTCGATATTGGTAGAAATGGAAGAGAGAAGAGCGTTGTCGGTGCGCGCCTACCATTCTTCGCGCGTCATCCAATAAGCGGAATTGGCGTCCCAGTTGTAGGTTTGTGATTTAGAAGGGACGAGTGAGAGAAAATGGAGAGTGGGTTTGTATGCGTCTTTTAAATAGTATTGGTGGCGCCGCACATCTATAAGCATGTGCTTAAATTGATATAGACGATAAGGATCGGAAAAGATTTGGGTAGTTTCATCAGGTGGGATTTTGCCTTCATTGACGGCCAGAATGTGGTCCAATCTGTCAATATCATTCCATAACTAGGCCATTCCGGGAATGTCACCGTCCCCTATGTCTAGGAGGGTACCTGTTTTTTTATCATATTTTGGGCGCGCGATAGTTGGTTTCTTTTTGGTGTAGATGTAGCGCTCGTCCATTTTTTGGAGGTTTTGCTGATCGGCTAGTGGATTATCTAAAATTTCGTCTAGCGATTGAACTTTATCTGCGGCACGTTGAAACGATTTGTAGCGCTTATCGCTATCGGTGGTTTCTCCTCGTTGGATAGAATTTTTACCATTTTCATCTTTCCCATATAGGATGTATGATGCCATTTGTTCAAGTTCAGTATTGGTTGGGTTGGTATCGAGCGTGTCAAGGATTTCTTCGATTGCGTGTAATCGATCAATGTCACGTTCGATAGAGTAGTCGAGTGAGTATTTTTTTTTCAATGTTATACACCTCATGGGTGAATACAACTTCCTTCATGATTAGGATAACATATTTTTTTAGATTTGTCAAGTGTTTAGGTCTTATTTTGAACTGGTTGGTGGAATGTTGGGAGGGGCCGGTGGCGTGTGTGCGTCAAATTGTGCAAATCCCACAATACAGCCCCCCGCCTTTTTGTGCAACGTGCAAAAAATTGCAGGGCGCGTCAAAAAGTGTTGACATGGCTGTATAGCTGTGTTATACTTGTCTTGCGGTTGAGGGAACGGCCCCACGGGCAGGTGGGGACGGGATGCTGCCCCATCGGGAAAACGTTCCTTTGACCATGAACCTTGAAAACTCCACAGGGATACTATGCCCAAAACGGCCATACCAGAGCTGGCAATCCACACCAGCGCGAGGGAGCGCGCTGCAAGCTGGCGACGATGGGGTATTGGATAGAGGCTCGCATCAAGCATAGTTAGAACCATGACGCACGACAACCGACCGCACGACCGACCAACTCAAAGACACAACTATGCCCATCAACGAAAGGAGCATTATCATGCGCTACGAAGTCAAGTTTCTCAAGGGCAGGTTCCTGCCCTACGGCAACGTCCAGCCCGACCTGACCGTGCTGGAGCTCGCACTGGACTACGTCCAGAACCCCAACCACGCCGAACGCTACGCCATCGCCGCCATCAAGCGCGGTGCCCGTGGCGGCCACGCTGGCAGCGTCAAGGTCGCGGTCTATGACCGCGAAGCGGTGCTGGCGGCGCTGGTCAAGTTCGGCGCCAATGGCCGCAAGGCGGCGCCGGCGCTCGGCGTCCACAACGGCGGCGTGGCCATCCTGCGCTGCGAGTACGCAGCCATCCGCCAGACCTTCGGCGTCCCCATCGCCGAGTACGACACCGACCTGACCAAGCGCGAGGACCTCGCGCCTGACATGGGTTGCCCGAACGCGCCCTATGCGAGGGCGTGGGAGAAGGTCTGCGCGAAGGCCGTCAATGGCAAGTGGGTCGGCGGCCTGCGCAACGTCCAGATTGACATCGTGGTCAACGATGCCGACGACTAACCCGACCAAGGGCAGGGGCGCAAGCCCCTGCCCCAACAACGAAAGGAGTGTTTTCCATGATGCACATCTGCAACTACAACGTCTCCAACGAGCATGGCGCTTTGTTCTTCGATGAGAACTTCTGCATGGCAGAGTTCTCCATGCACTTCGACCTTGACCCTGATAACTGGAGCTTTGACGGCCCCTTTGGCCATCTCGATTTCAAACCTGAGCAGCACGTAGCCACCCTGTTCTACTACGGCTGCGCTGAGGATCTCACGCCCATGATTGACACCTACGATCTGCACGACTTCGACAGCGAGTGCGGCGACGGCGTTATCAATGCGCTGACCACGTACAACCTGAGCGCCTTGTATCACTGTGCTGAACGGTTCACCTACAAGGTGCTCACCAACCTGATGCTCGAGTTCGAGCGCATCAACAAGGAGAGGGCATAAGCCCTCTCCATTTGAAAGGAGTTGTAAACATGGTTCTGAAAATGCGGATTGTTAACTCGATTTACTTCGAGCAAGCCCTTGCCGGTTGCGTAAGGGCATTCGGTTGCATGATCGAGCGTAAGCGGACGCTCGTTCACATCATCGTCTTTTACGAAGAGGACATTGCCGTCATTCGTGACGCCTTGGAAGATGCGGGCAGCCGCTATGTAGGCCGCTATGAACTGTAATACGGCAAGGGCGCAAGCCCTTGCCCCATTTGAAAGGGGTGTGTTCCATGTTGTATTTCGGTAACAAACATCGCTATTGGACGGTAGACTTGACTCCAATGTGTGATGGACTGTATCACGTTGGCGAGGGCGGCTCGTGGGGATGGACACTGGGCAAGGGGTTCAAAACCGTCAACGGCGCAAAACGGTATGCGATCCGGCAGGCCGGAACCGACACCTATCACGACTAAGGAAAGGGCGCAAGCCCTTTCCATGATATGAAAGGAGATTGAACCATGAAAGATTTGTACATCATGCGCGGCGAGAATTGCTACCATTTCGACCACGGCAACGACAGTGCTTCTGGTGAGGTTGAGTTGACTATGAGAAAAACCGCGATGGGATGGAATATCGAGGTTATCGAGTTGACTGGTTGCTGGGACATTGACACGCCGAAATTTCTATGGGTTGCTAACACGGCCCGCGAAGCATTCTACGATTGCATGCATGCCTTGCGTTACATCGAGCGCAGGCGCGCAATCTTAAAGAGGGCTTAATGCCCTCTTTTCTTTTTTTTAACATTTAAGTTAGTCACAACTAACGTTAACGCTATGTAAATTACATCGCCCGGGCGATCTAATTTACATAGTATTAACACTATTAAATTAACATACTTTTTACTTATATTACCTTGATTTTTAACTTGATATGTGATACAATAAAGATGATGGGGAAATGTTAATTTTTGGTTAAGGAGCGCGACAACTCTGTTAAAATTGAGTAAATTTTTATGGGAGAGTTATGCCTTATTGAAGCCGAGTCGTGCCCGCCTCGGCTTCGGCGGCTTGCGAGCTGGGAGCTGGGCGAGCTGGGAGCTGGGCGAGCTGCTATATAATTTCACATATATGCAAGCTGCTTAACAAACTATTTACTTGACGCAATATATAAATTATGGTATAATATAACCATAAACAGAAAGGAGATTATTATAATGGCACAGTGGGAAAGCGCATGGGGCGACATCTTCGAGACAGAAACGGACGCGCGCGAAAATGTCATAGAACGGATGGATTGGACAGACTACAAAACTGAACTTCAATATTCCATCTCTTTCTTTGAACTTTTGGACTGGGCGCGCGAACATGATGGTTTCTATGACCGTTTTGCAGATGAAATACAAGATGCCGAAAATGAATTTTTCCGCAGTAATTACTCTGAAACAGAAGAAGAATAGCGGGCAACCGCTATTCTCTTATGTTAATTACTTTATCCGGCCTATCTAATTAACATATATTTAACTTGACAAATGGTGTATATATGTATATAATATAACCATAGTAAAGAAAGGAGATATTAACAATGCGTTACTTCATGGTTATGTGTCATCGTGGTCACTGTGGAACTGGACATAGTACAGAAATTAAATTCGCTATTCGCGCGCGAAATCTACTGGAAGCGTGCGACAAAGCACGCAAGATGCCAAGTGTCAAGCATACACGACTGGTTATTTATGGTAAAGAAATAACCGAACAGGAATATAACACTTTTCGTCAAGTCAGCGCATATAAACGTTTTTAAGGGTAGAAAACTACCCTTTTAATTTTATGTTAATTACAATATCCGGATAGTATAATTAACATATGTTTTATTTTAATTACCGGAAAAATGCCGGTAATATTAATAATATTCCTAATCCTAAAAGTGTCATTACAATTTCAATAATAAATAAGATAATCTGTTTCGTTGTATAAGTTATATCCCGAAATGTCAGCCTATATAACCACATTTTAATTTGATATTGCCAAGTTTTACGATATTGCCGTTTAGTATTCATTTCCCGAAACCTCCTTTGTTTTTCTATAAAAATTATATCACAATTTCAAATTAAAAGCAAGGACAAAAATTCAATTTAATTTAGACAAAAAATAACCCGTATTTCTACGGGTCTTTTTCTATGTCATTCCAAATGGCGCTTTTACAAAAACGCAACGCCCACAAACCAAATACAATTTCCCAAAACCCCAAGGGCGGTAAATTCCAATTCCATGCCAACGTATTGTTATAAAACGGCGTCATAAGTGCGGCCGCGAGTAATATGATAATCGCACGCGCCGCCAAATTCGTAAACAATGATTTCCACATAATCCTAAAACCTCCCTGCTTTGATGATACTATTATAACAAATTGACATTTCATTGTCAATAGTAATTTCATTAATTATTTGTAAATTACAACGGCCGGTCCGGAAAATTAACCCGCATTTCAAAATGAAACAGTATATTAACTATACTGTTTCATAATTTTATCAATTTCCTGAAACTTATGAGGTATACCATCAACATAAACTTCAATATATTGTGATAAACACCAATGTTCTTCACAATAATATGTAGCATGTATACTGTCTAAAGTATCAAATAGTGTTTGAATAGTATGCGTTACTCGTACAATATAACACTTCATCCACATTTCAAAATACCTCTTTCCTTATTTTCTTATATTTATTATATCATTTTCATTCCGAAATGTCAACCCCATATTATCATTTATAAAGTTATCTTATTGTAAATTACATTATCCGGAACTTCTAATTAACATAATTTCAAAATGAAATGGTATGTTAAACATACCATTGCATAATGTTTTCCAAATCCTTAATCTCATGGGGATAGCAGTCAATATAAACTTCCATGTACCCAATACGACCCCAACACGCGCCAGTCCAATAATCAAAACCATATTCATTCAGCGCTTCAAACATGGATTCATTGTCCGAGTTGATTTCAACAATGTAACACTGTGTAGTCATTTCAAATTACCTCATTTCTTTTAGTTTGTATATTTATTATAATTGAAACATCCCAAAATGTCAAGTTATATTTATGTAAATTACATTACCCGGACACTCTAATTAACAATCATTTAACTTGACATTTCACTTTCTTTTTGCTATACTATAATTGTTCCAAGGGACGGAACAAAAATCCTAAAAGTGAGGTCATTACCATGAAGAAGATTAACAAGACTATCGCGCGCAAGATGTATAATGAAAAGAAGTCTTTCATTATGGTTCCGTGTAAAATGCGACCCGATTCCATGTTCGCCGTCGAAATGAAACCAGGTTGGATGTTTCGTAATTTTGACGTGATGTACAACGAGTTTACCTTTTATAATTGCAATCCCGAAACCGGCAGGTATATCGCGTTTTATATTAAAGAGGACTAAACATCCTCTTTTTTGTTAAATCAATTTTAATTTCATTTACCGGCAGTTTTAATTTACAAATGTTTAACTTGACTTTCCCGAAACTATATGGTAAACTATATACATCAAATGAAAGAGAGGTACCCACTATGAAAATTACTTACACCGCGCACGTTCACGTCAATGTCCGTTATGACAACGCATTCGACTATCTCATTATCGACTGCCCCATTAATGAAGTGCAGGACAAAGTAGAAGAACAGATGTGGAATCATATGTTCAAAACGGCGGACATCATCGATGATGAAACCGGCGAAATCCTCATGACCATCGAAAAGGGCTATTAGTCCTTTTCATTATGTGTATGTTAATTATATTTACCGGATACTTTAATTAACCCACATTTAACTTGACAATTCACAATATAATATGATATAATAAATCATCAAATAAAAGAGGTGTTTAAGATGTATGAAATCTTTTATCAGCGATTGAATGACAGGTATCCGGTAGAAGTGAAGTTTGACCGCGAAATTGACATGGAAAGTTATTACAACATTTGGATTGATGGAGACGATTATCATTTCTGTGAATTTTTCTACCGCAATCGCGCATATACACCCAAATGGATGGAATAATGTCCATCCATAATTTCATTTTCTTTTTATGTAAATTATATTTACCGGCAATTTTATTTTACAATCCTTTAACTTGACATTTCATTTCCATTCTGTTATAATAATTACAGAATCAAACAAGAAACTTATATCCGGAAAGTGAGGTTATATTTATGAAGGGGCGCACAATTCATAAGCAGATTGTCAAATGGCAGAAACCATTTCACGATGGCATTGCACAATATAACGCACAGATTCACCACTGTAAACGGTGGCGCAATCGACGCAAGGCACAGCACCTTGCCGACCACTGGTGGCACGAATATCGAAAGCAGTTTTCCTAACTGCTTTTTTATTAAAGATATGTAAATTACATCATCCGGTCTATATAATTTACATACAATTAACTTGACTTTTCTTAGTCTATGGTATATAATAGACTTGTCGAAAGGGAGAAAGGAGCATTGAGAGATGGAGCCACCGCAGCATTAAACCAAGCATCAAACGTAATTAAAATAACATGAAATAGCTTATGAGGTGCACGACGATGAATCCACCCTATTAAACAGAATTATTAATATAAATAAATTGTACTTTCCACGGCTACGCCAACTTTCTTCGTAGCCGTGTTTACTTTACCTTTATGTTAATTATATCTACCGGGAATTGTAATTAACCAACAATTAACTTGACTTTTTAACTGCTTTATGTTATTATATATATGTCGAAAGCAAGAAGGGACTGATTCCAATGGGGTAGAATGAGGGGCAACTGACCACTTGGCGGTGGAGAACAGACCCCACCATTACATTGAAAACCGTTCCCCATTGACCGTGGGCAAGTCAATGATGTTTGAAGCCCAATCACGCGGACTGATCACCCGCGTGATTTTTATTATGCATATGTAAATTACATCAACCGGCAAAAGTAATTTACACACTATTAACTTGACACCTTATTAAAACTATGCTATACTTATATCATCAAATGAAGGAGGAAACCACTTATGACTAATCAGGAACAGCAGACCCTTAAGGAGAACATGCACTTCACTCCCATGCAGATTGATGCCGCATACATCAACTCTCTTGTCGAACTCGTCAATGCTTGCCGCGCGCAGCAGGTAGAACTTGACAAGATTTGTGCTTTCCAAGGCGGTTGGCATGTGACCTTTAAAGGCCACGAGGGCGCAGACGCTATCTGCCATGACAATTCTTATGGTTCTCCGCGTTACGGTGCTTTCTTTAATAAGAATGTGCCAGATAATGATTGGTCACGTTCTGGAAAATGGGAAACCATTGGTTTTCCGTGGGATAACGACGATGTTTCCGTCCATGACGCAAACGAACTCGCTTTCTATCTGCGGTGTCTTGACAATGATCTTGCGCCGTGGGACGAAAATGAAGAGGATGAATAATCCTCTTTTTTATTTATTTGTAAATTACATTTACCGGCACTTTTAATTTACTAACAATTAACTTGACTTTACCCTTGTTATCAATTATAATATATACAGAAACAAACGAGAGGAGCAAATACCATGTATACCAACATCATTCGTTATGATAACACTATCGTCCTCGTGCATGACGGCAGCTTTGAAGAGTGCATTGCCGAAATGGAAAAGCATTTCGGCAAGTGCCACGGTTGGAGCATCGCAAGCGGCCACGGTGAACTGTGGTTCCCTAATGGGCGCAAATTCATCTGGGATTGCAAGGAAAAGAACATTCTCATCTGGGACACATTGAAATGGGGCAGGCCACACTAAGCGGCCTTTAATATTATGTTAATTACATCTCCCGGATAATCTAATTTACAGAAACTCAATCTCAACTCTGTTGATTCTTAACATTGATTCTGGTATAATGATCGTAGAAAATTTGAAGGAGGACACCCCATATGAAGCACTCTACCATCTATGTCGCTTATGACAAACTCGCCTGCGATACCATCTGCGCCGCGCCCACGATGGATGAAGCCATCGCCCACACCATGCGTTACATGCACGTTCACGATTACAACTGCAAGGAGTTCTGCTATGACGAGTTGTTCACCATCATCAACTTTGAGCAGGACTACCGCATCGGCCCGCGGATGGAGCACGTTGAGGACATCATCACCATCATGGAGACCGGTTTCATACAGTCGGATGAATAATCCGACTTCTTCTTTTATATCTATGTAAATTACATTTACCGGAAAATCTAATACATATAATCTTAACTTGACAAATTCGTTTCTACCCATTATAATATATACATAAACAATGAAGGGAGCAAATAACATGATTAACATTCGTACCATCAAAAAGTTGACCAACAACGACGGTTTGACTTTGAAAAAGGGTAGAATCATTACCTATAAAACCGGTTGGCAAGTTGCCACAGAAGGCATCGAAACTACAAGCGCACGCGAAGCCATTAACGCAGTAAAAGCATATAATGGCGATTGCGGCATCTGGTACAGCGAAGGCATTTATTATATCGACAAGAGCAAGCGCGTCAACACAAAGCGCGAAGCGTTAACCATCGGTAAAGCGTGTAACCAAATCAGTGTTTTGCGGTGGCGCGATATGGGGTTAGTATATTGCTAACCCCTTTTATATCTATGTTAATTACATCTGCCGGCTAATCTAATTTTCCAATATTTAACTTGACATCTATACTCTTTTCTGGTATACTATTCTCAAGAAATCAAGAAAAGAGGTTGCTACTATGAATCTTCCGCTTTACTCCATTGATTACATCGTCAACGAGACCGGCACCGCGACTTTTCAGTATTTCTATACTACCCGCGCCGCGCGTGATTTCATCTGGAATAACCGCGACAAAATCCACAACGTGATGATTTTTCTCTTTATGAGTGCTACTCCTATTCTCATTTGTGATTTGCGGGATTAACCCGCATTTCTTTTATTATGTATATGTTAATTACATAGACCGGGCTATGTAATTTACATACATTTAACTTGACAGTCCTTGCTTTTTGTGCTATAATTAACAATGGTGGATAGTATAGGGAAAGAGGTGATTGTTATGATTCTGTTAAGGAGATATTAGCTTATGGTTAAGGCATTATTAAATTTCTGTAAAGCGGCCTGTGCATCAGGTCTGTTTGTGTTGCCTAACTATAAGCTGAGTGAGGCTGGTGAGCCGCACTCTATTTTACATGTTTTTAACTTGACAAGCTGCTCAAAAGCTGATATAATATATATAGAAGCTGGAGCTGGGAGCTGCCAGCTGGAAAGGAGAAATTATGTATAAGCCAACAAAAGAAAACTGGGAGCTGCTGATTCGTGCGCGTGATTATGTAGAAGCTGTGTTGGATGAATGGGAAGGTTCAGACGATTATGATTATAATGACCATGAGCCTACTTTTCGTCTTACAGAAGCAATGGAAGCCTTGAATAAGGTTATCGCCATACCTGATAGCATAGAGTAATCTATGCTTCTACTATGTTAATTACATAAACCGGCAATTTAAATTAACATACATTTAACTTGACTTCTTACTTCCCCTATGCTATAATTAAATCATCAAATGAAGGGAGCAAACACATTATGACAATTTGGTTTGATATGGACGGCACGATTGCGGATTTGTATGGTGTAACTGACTGGCTTACTATGCTTCGCGCATCCGACCCGACGCCCTACGCGATTGCTAAGCCGCTTATAAATCTGTCCAGGCTGGCACGAGCGTTAAACAGGCTGCAAGCGCGCGGTTATGAAATCGGCGTAATTAGCTGGCTTAGCCGCGACAGTTCCGCAGAATATGACGAAATGGTTACAAGCGCCAAAACATTTTGGCTTAACCTGCACATGCCGTCGGTTCATTGGAACACAATCCATATTGTCACGCATGGACGCAATAAATGGGAAACTTGCGGCGAAGGCATCCTATTTGATGATGAAGCGCGCAACCGTGATACATGGGGCGGCATCGCATATAAACCAGATGAAATCTTTGAAGTTCTTAACAATCTCTTAAAGGCGGAATAACCGCCTTTTTAAATTCAATGTTAATTAAATTATCCGGACAATGAATTTAACAAAAAATTTACTTGACTTTTTTCAAAATTTGAGTTATAATAAATATAGAAATCGAAAGGGGAAAGTCAAATGATTGTAATATCTTGTTGGGATAAAAAGCCTAATGATTGTAGCGAATGTCCTATTTGTGATGAAAGGGAAGGTTTTTGCTCTATTCTTTTTTATGAAGGTTTAGAAAGTAATAACGATTATGAAAATTGTCCATTAACTGAAATTTAACTTGACTTCTCTCTCCAAATCTGCTATACTATATACACAGAGAACGAAAGGAGCAAAACATTATGGCACAGAGCAAGGCAGCCCTCGAAACCGCTATCCGCAACCAAATTCTCGACTTCCTCATGGATAATCTTTCCGCGCACTTTGACACTGACGTTATGGACGTTAGTCCCAGCGAACTGACCATGCCTGTTGTGGACGCTGAAGGTAACGAAAAGTTTGCGCTCATTAAGGTATCCATTCCTCGCGGCACTCGCAACGGCGCAGGCGGTTACGACGCTTATGACGGTTACGCCGAGCATGAAGCATGGGAACTCGTCAAAGCCGACAAAGCCGATAAAGAAGCCAAGCGTAAAGAAAAAGCCGAACGCGCCGAAAAGGAAAAAGAGCGCAAGCGCGAAGCGCGCAAGGTTGTTAAGAAACTTAACACTGTGGGTTTTAACACACTCATAACACAAAAAGAGGATGAGTAATCATCCTCTTTAATTCTATGTTAATTACAATTGCCGGGTTATCTATTTTACAATAGTTTAACTTGACATTTATTCCTATATATAGTATACTATTCTTGAAAGTGAGGGAATTACAATGAGCAAGAAAAAAGAAACTAACACCACTTATGAAATTGTCCGCAAAATACGCGGCGATTGGGGAGCAGTTAATCCTATCACGAAAGTCATTCCTAACAAGAAGAAAAACCCTAAGACAAAACATAAAAGAAAGGAATATGATTATGAGTAATTGGAAAAAGTTTGAGAATTGGTATATTCTTGACGAACTATTTTTTGGTTATAACTGTTATTGGTGGGGCGGTTGTGCTGTAGACAACAATCTTGGTGGAAACAATAAAGGACTATACCGCACAATGTGGCGCACAGCCAAAAATAAAAAGAGAAAACAAAAATATTTTCAAAGAAAAATATCTATGAAAGGAATTAAATTACATGGCAATTAAAGAAAGTGATGGTAAGCACTTTGACCCTAATACCAATAAGCGCGAACCCATTTATTGCCCAGTAAATGGATGGGATTGCCCCTATTATGAAAAAGGAATATGTTATATTCATGACCCAATGGAAGATTGCGATGATTGGGGCGCACATTGGGAATCATGGGAAGAATGGGAGAACGCATAGCGTTCTCTTATTTCTATGTTAATTAAATAACCCGGCATGTGTATTTAACATATCTATAATAAAAACACCCTATTCAAAATAGGGCGTATTATTTGGGTTACAAGCATAATCTATTACGACAGGTTTTCCATTAAGAAAACCCCAATTCCAACTATGCAAATCACCAACATTGGCAGTCAACCATTTATATTCATCCTGCCGAATAGCAAGCCGAATATCTTTACCACTACCAATATTTGTAGCTTTTGGCATCACATAGAAATAGCGTTCACGATAGGAAAAACGAAATACCGGTGCAAGAAGATAAGAATATCCAGAAGATAATGAAATCTTATACTTCTGAAATTCATCTTCACAACCACCAATTTCATTAACACATTCATCATAATCCCACTTAACAGCAAAATCTTTGCCAACAATAACCATTCGTGCCGAACCACACTCAACTGTCGCTTGCTTTCCAGTGTGCCAAAATGTTTTTTCCGTAGCTTCCATTATATCATTCCAATTATGCCAATCATTGACATACTCAAACATAGCCTTAATATAAAGATAAGCACGCATCTGGTAAGTCATGGTCAACGCCCCTTTCTTTTATTGTAATTAGTATAGCATATTTTATATCAAAAATCAAGTTAATTCTTTGTAAACTATATTATCCGGTAAATTAAAATAACATATTATTTACTTGACATTATTTCTTATTTATGTTAAACTGATTATAGAAAGGGGATAGAAAAATGAATGTAGCAAAACTAATTAATCGCGCACAAAATCAAATTCAAATTAAAACTGTTATCATTTGGAATCCTAATATCAGTCGCGCATTATTTGTAGGCAATATAAACGAAATCCCAAAACCTCTATTAAATAAAACTGTAATTTCATATCGGTATAGCGCAACTAAATATAGATTTATTATTCGGGTATCCACTTAAAAGGATACCCCCTTTATGTTAATTACATATACCGGACGATATAATTAACATATAAATAAAAAAGAAGGCTTACGCCTTCTTTTCCTTTGCCGCAATCTTGGCAGCCTTTTCTGCTTCCTTTGCAGCCTTGTTCTGTGCTTTGATGTTACGTTCGGCTTCCCATTCGGCAGCCTTTTCGTAAGGGTCAAAGGCCTTAGACACCTTAGTGTCATTCCATGCCTTAGACTTGACGGTAACTTCCGTCCAGACTTCCTGACCCTCAACAGTCTGAAGGATAGCAAAAGAGCCATCCGCAAACTTGACTGCATCATTTTCCTGAAGCATAGGCATGATAGCAGCAATGGTCATCTGACGCGCGGTTGCCTTGATTTCATTCGCGTTCATAAATTCCCTTTCTGGTGTTAGCGATTTTCCTTTCGCTTTTGTAAGTATAGTATAGCAGAAATTCTATTATTTGTCAAGTAAACTGTATGTTAAATTCATCTACCGGATAATTTATTTAACAACCTTTTAACTTGACTTTTAGTAGAAATTGGGTTATAATAAATACACAAGGCAAGGGGAGATGGCAAAACCTTGCGCGGCACAACACATCAAGTGCGCACGAACAACCGCCGATAACTGCCATGAAACTTATCGAACGCCCATCAGACATGGTGGGCAGATGTGCGCGTGTAACCAAGTGGTAAGGTAATGGACTTTTAATCCATGAGTCGCGGGTTCGAGTCCCGCCACGCGCACCATTTTATTCAAAGGAGCAAGATTTATGTATACTCGTATTTTGTATGTTGCGGTTGATGGGAATGAATTTGATGACCAGTACAAATGCCAAGAGTATGAAAAAGAAATTCTTGCTATGCGGCAGCAAGTAAGCACTATTCGATTTTTTGATAAAGATAAAAAATGGTTAACCATGCCATTTATCTTTGAAGAAAGATTTGAAAATATTCTTGACAACTTATTTGTTCATTGTGAATATATAGAAATTACCAGCCCTTTATCGCATGAAGTGCAAGGTTATATAAAAGAGATTTGGGGTTGGCAAATACCTTCTACAAAAGGTCTTTATAAATATGATTGGAATAAATGGGAATGGATTAGGGAAACCTAATCCTTTTGTAATTTCAATTTTAATTTCATTTTCCGGTGTATCTAATTTACATAAACTTAACATCCTAAAACCTTGACATTTTATTCTAATTCTGCTATACTATATTCAGTTGAGGGACAGGAAAACAAATCCTAAAACTCCGAATCTCTTAACAAACAATTAACTTGACATTATAGCAAATCTCTGCTATAATAAATACATCAAAGGGAACGACACCCTCTAAAACGAGAAAGGAATTACCATTATGAAGAAGTCCACTCTTGAAGCCCTGCGTAACTATCTGAACGGCGATGACACTGTTGACCTGTCCACTCTGCGCGATGAAGTCAACGCGGAGTATGAGCGCCTGACCGCAAAGTCCCGCGCTAATGCGGAACTGTATGATACCGCGCATGACGTGGTAATGGCGTCTACCACATGGAATACTCCCATGACCGTTAAGGAACTTTGGGAAGTTGTCGCCGCGGATATGCCGGATGGCTTTACCGCATCTAAGATGCAGTATGCTTTCCTGCACTACTGGACTAATGAAGTCCAGCGGCATGAGAACGGCAAGGATGCTTACAAGTATTCTCGCGTCTAATCTCAAAAAGAAAATGCCCTGATAAGGGCATTTTTTTTATATAAAACAAATGTTAATTACATCGTCCGGTATCTCTAATTTACGCACGTTTAACAAAAATAATAGTTGATTCTTAACATTACTTGTGCTATACTATACTCACAAAGTTGAAGGAAAACAACGATAAACCAGAAAGGGATTGAACATGGAGTTTAGGAAAGAGCGCAATTTCATCGTGGTGTATGATGGGGTTATCAAAATGGGCGCGTGGAACATTTCTGACGGTTCTTTCATCGGCAAGACCGGCAAGCCTGTTAAGACTGTTCCTTCCTGCTTTACCTATAAGAATTTGCCTGGCCGCTATGACAGGCGATTCACTGATGCAACTTTGCTTGGCTATGCTGTGCGCCGTTTCCGCGAATGGCAGGGCTTGTATAATTTCCAGTATACTAATTCTCGTGGCAATAGGCTTGAACAGCTTATCAGCGTCGGCTTGCTTCCCGCTGATGTGGGCGATTTGGACAACACAGCGTCTTTGACAAAAGATTTGGTTGCTTATATCAAAGAAAACAACTGTGGTTTCTTTGATAACAGAACCGTTAGTAATTTCTTGGCTGAAAAGAAGTATTCCGAATTTCTGGAAGGTAAACCCGAATGGGCAAAAGAAGCGTTCCGCCGTCTGATAAGTGATTTGCCTTATGACTATCTGAAAACCATTCTCAACCGCGCAATCCATGAACATTTGGATTCATTCTATGGTTATTACAGCCTGAATGAAATCACAAATTTGATTCGTAACTATTACAAAATTTGTATGACGCTTTATGGTAGCGTTGAAATAAAGCCTAATCTTCTTTCCAATTATGCGCATTTGCGCTATCTGGAAAAGGAATACAAAGACGCGCATTATAATGAAAACCTTGAAAAGCATAATAATAAACCGTGGCTTTCTTTTGAAAACGAAATTTTCATTGTGCGCCCGCTTTTGACTAAAGATGAATTTCATAATGAAGGCGAACGTCAAAATAATTGCGTTGAGCGTATGTATATGGAGCGCGTTCACAATGGGGAAACCCATGTTGTGGTTGTGCGCCGCAAGTCTGACCCCGATAAAAATTATATCACTTGTGAAGTAAGCAATAATGGTAAAATCGTTCAGTATCTGAAAAAGAATAACAGTTGGAATATTGACGCTGACGCCGCCGCTTTTAAGACCTTGTATCAGCATCATCTCAATACCATAACAAAAGATTAACCCGCAAGGGTTAATTTTTTTATTAAACCAATGTTAATTAGATATACCGGGATATGTAATTTACACAATCTTAATTTGACATCTTTCTGTATATCTGCTATAATATATCCAGAGTTGAAGGAAAACAACACAAACCAGAAAGGATTTATAATGGCGAATAAGAAAAAGCTTTATCTCATGTTGGACTGCGAAACTGCGACTCTGCCTTTTGCAGATGAAATCGCGGGCGATAATCCCGAGCGCAAAAAGCGCATAGCAATTGCCAAGCCCCTAATTTATGATATTGGATGGACTATGACTAATCGCGCGGGCGATATTCTGGAAAGCAAACAGTTTTTGATTGCCGAAACTTTTGCCGTTCCTGCTGTATTCAATACGGCGTATTATGCCGATAAGCGCCCCATTTATATTGAAATGTTGCGCAAGAATGAAACCAGCATAAAACCGTGGAATGAAGTTATGGAAATGTTAATTTCCGATATGTCCAAGGTTGATGGCGTGGGCGCGTTTAATTCCATGTTCGATTTTAAGAAGGCTATTCCTTTTACTGAACTTTACATTCAGGAATTGTATAGCACTAATTATTATCAGTGGGAACAGATACAGCGTAAAAGCGCGGCGCGTATTGCAGATGGAGAGCGCAACCAGCCGAACCCCGATTTTGAAGCCGAAATTTTTCGTTTTCGTGGGCGCGAATATCCGCTTTTTGATATGTGGGGACTTGCTACTACTCACCTATTGAATAATAGCACTTATAAAAATAAGTGTCTAGAACATGCTATGCTCACTAATTCGGGAACATTCTTTAAAACCAGCGCGGAAAGCACTTTCCGTTATCTCTGTGATAAGTATGATTTTGTCGAAAGTCATACCGCGCTTGATGATGCAATCATTGAAAGTTACATTCTTTCCAAGGTTGCGAAAAAGCATAGTATAACAATGGGAATTAAGTTTTTTCCTTTCCGCGATTTGGGCGCGACCGATGAATTTTGCATGAGGCGCAAGCGCGCAAACAAACGCGAATGTGAAACCGTATATTGTGCTATGGCAGAATATATAAACGCAAAATTGGATGAAGCAAACGAGTTATCTAATTATGCTGTTGGTTTGGTTCATCGTATGCGCCGCCTTGCCGAGTATGCAGGTATACAATGCGATTATTAAATCCAGGTTAAGGCCCATACAGGGCCTTTTCTATTGCAGCTATGTTAATTACATGAGCCGGACGATGTAATTTACATACGTTTAACATGAAAAGGTATTGACTTTTTGTGCAAATTCTGCTATACTTATATCGTTGAGAGGGCAAGAGGTAGAACAGAAACAAAGCCCAATGGACAGCAGAAACGTATCTTATGTAAAATGAATGGGTACATTTTACAAAAGCCCTCTCAACTTAACAAAGAATTAACTTGACATTAAGCACAGAACGTGCTATAATGAATACACAACAGAGGAAGGAAAACCTCACAAACCAGAAAGGGAAACACTATGACTAAGAAGGAAGCCCTCACCATCGCGCTCAACTCCATCCCCGCCGAACAGACCGAAGCCGCCGACACTATCCGCGCCATGATTGCGCAGCTTTCCAAGCCGCGCAACACCAGCGACGAAAAGAAGGCCGAACAGAGCGCAAAGCGCAAGGCCGCAACCGCCGCGGCTCGTGTGGAACTGACCACGCAGGTTATCCCTATTCTGCGCGAGGTCATCACTACTGACATGACGGCCAAGGAAATCTATGCCGCAGCCGCTGACCGTCTGCCCGAAGGCGCAAACTCCGCGCCCAAGGTGCAGAACATTCTTCGGCGTGAAATGGCCGCCGAGCTTATCACTACGGAACACAAGGGCAAGCCGAATACCTATCGGCTTGTGTAAAAGAAAAGAAAATCCGCCACAAGGCGGATTTTCTTTTGTTAAACGAATGTTAATTACATGGCCCGGTATATCTAGTTTACAAACATTTAACTTGCATTTACTCTGATTATTTGATATAATAAAGACATTAAAAGAAAAGGAGATTTGCTTTATGCCTGACAAGAGAATTCATTACTATTTGGTGGTAGACGTAGAAACAGCTAACAGCCTGGATGACCCTTTGGTGTATGATATTGGTGGTGTAGTCACTGACAAGCAAGGTCGCATTTATGAGCGTTTTTCCTTTGTTGTGCGTGATATTTTTGTCTATGAGCGCGACATGATGCAAACCGCCTATTATGCCGCGAAAATCCCTGAATACATAGAAGAAATTCACAATAACAATCGTGTGATGCTTGACTTTTATAACATCAGGCGTTATATTATCGGTATGATGAAAAAGTATAATATAACAGATGTTGCCGCCTATAACGCACACTTTGACCGCAACGCATTGAACATCACACAGCGATGGTTAACAAAGTCAAAATACAGATATTTTTTCCCTTATGGAACAAACTTTATCTGTATTTGGAACATGGCTTGTCAAACTTTGTGCCAGCGCAAAACCTATAAAGAATTTTGCGAAAACAATAATTTGACAAGCAACCGCAAAGGTGAACCGACCGCCAAAAATTACAGCACAAGCGCAGAGACAGTTTACAAATACTTAACACTTAACGCAACGTATGAAGAAGAACACAAAGGGCTTGAGGATGTATACATAGAGACAACAATTTTCAAGCGGTGTTTTTCCGCTAAAAAGAAAATGCCACATGGTAAAGGAATAAGACGAAATTGTTGGATGGATGTTAAAAGAGTGGTTTAACCACTCTTTTAATTCCTTGTTAATTACATATCCCGGCATATGTAATTTACGCACAATTAACTTTCAAAACACTTGACAATTTTCAAAATTAGGTGTATAATAAATTCAGAAAGTGAAGGAAAACACTTACAAAACCAGAAAGGGAAAAGATATGCCGAAGATTTCCAAAGCCGCTGTTGATGCTAACATTCGTGTCGCCCTGTTTAACATTCTGGACATGGCAAACCGTGAGGACTTCCACAAAATCAATGACCGCCAGTATGGTTGCATCGTTGAGGATGATAACGGCGTTCGTCGTTATGCCCGCGTCGGTATCATAGTCGCGGAAGAACGCGAGGACTGCACCGCCGATGAACTGATGGCAAGCGAGATTGCCGACTATGAGGAAAAGCAGGCTAAGAAAGCCGCGAAAGCCGCCGAGCGTGCCGAAAAGGCCGCAAAGGATAAGGCCAAGCGCGAAGCCGCCGCAAAGAAAAAGGCAGAAGGGGAGTAATCCCCTTCTTTAATTTTATGTTAATTACATGTCCCGGAAATTGTAATTCATCTATATTTAACTTGACATTTCATCTAAAATATAGTATACTATAGTTACAAACAAGAGAGGAGCAAAACACTATGCTGATTTACACTGTTCTTTCTAACTATTACGGCAGGGGTCTGTTTGGTTCTTACACTTCTATCCCGCGAGCGCGCAAGGCGATTGAATACTATCTTAAAGAATCAAGTAATATTGTTTCTTTTGAGGACATTGGGGACTATACTTATCAGTTCGTTACTGATAATGGTGAAACCTTTTCTGTGGAAATTGTTTCCGATGTATTAGATTGGGAATTTGAGAAAGGAGAAATTAAAGAGGATGAATAATCCTCTTTAATTTTATGTAAATTAAATAGTCCGGTTAATTTAATTCATATACTTTTAACTTGACTTCTAACCGATTTTCTGCTATACTTATTACATCAAGTGAAGGGAAACACTTCAAACCAGAAAGGAACATGAACATGGAAGATAAGAAAATTACGGTTCATTTCGGCGGATTCGGCACTCTGCTCGGCATTGCTTTCATCGTGTTGAAACTGTGCAAGGTCATTAACTGGAGTTGGATTTGGGTGCTTGCGCCTATCTGGATAAGTTGGGGAATCACTTTGATTATCATAATCATTGCGGCTATCCTGATTGCGATACTCAATAGATAACAAACTCTTAACTTGACAAACTCCACTCCATCTGCTATAATAATAACATCAAGTGAAGGAAAACACTTAACAAACCCAAGAGAGAAAGGAAACAATATGAATATGAACTCTAACATCAAGTGCGGCACTTCCATCAACGGTGGTATGGTTCTGACTGATATGCCCATCGAAGCGCTCAAGGCTATGCGAGATAGCATTGATGATGCTATTCGCAAGTATCAGGAACAGGAAAAGGACAAGTATGCTACCGATATTCAGGTCGCAATTGATGCGGCGCGTGACGCGGGATATGATGTTTATATCAATCGTATGCCTTATGAGGATGCGGATGATATTGAACTCTATGAGCATGACGATGATGATGACGACAACGATGATGATGATGATTGGAACGACAACGATGAGGACGATGACCCCTGTTATGGTTGCCGAGATGATTGTCTCCACTGTCCTCATTGTTAAGAAAAGGGCGTAAGCCCTTATTTTTTAAGCATGTGTAAATTATATAATCCGGTTAATGTAATTTACATTTAATTAAATTAAAAGAGGGTTTAACCCTCTTTGAAAATATACTTCCACGGATTCCTACACAAATTATAGTAAATCGGCTTTGATACATAAAACCATTCCCGAGTTTTTTGACCTCGCGCATAAGAAATTTTAGCCAAAAATTCATGGGCCTTACGTTCGTTTTCAGCAATATTTGTACAATTATATACAATATTATTATGATAAATCATAGGATTATACGCAGCATAAGCGTTGACACGTTCAGCAATGTCAGTAGCCGCGCCAATTTTTACAAGATAATATTCTTGCCCTGCCGGATTAACACCAATCATTCCCAAAAAATACAAACCCGCAGAATGATTATCACTCAAAGCAAACGGCATTTTCAATTCCGGCACAGATAAACCAGGACACCCAAAAGCATTTGCGGTACGGTCATAGGGTTTATCTTTACGAATATAACCCTTTTCTCTATCCCACTTATAATGCTTTTGAATAGCAATATATACATTCATAGAAATATTACTGCCGCAACCACTCATACCAAAAACATGCATTTTTGCCCATTCACAATCATCATCATGTAAATAACCATCACATGCTTCTTGTGCTTCCTTTATCAGAGCAACATACCGTTCATTAGCTTCCTGAATGTCCTGTTCATACTTATACATACTTTAATTCCTTTCTGGTTTTCAGTGTTTTCCTTCACTTCTTGAAATTAGTATATCATAGAAATTATATACTGTCAAGTTAAACATGTGTAAATTACATCTTCCGGTCGATCAAATTAACAAAACCCTAACAATACTTCACTATGCTACCATGCTACTATACTAAAGTCTACTACTTGACTTCACTATAAAATTATGTTATAATAAATATAACAAAAAGAGAGAGGACAATAATCCTCTCCCTGGGATGATAAGCGAGGCCGCAGGAGCTGGGAGCTTATGTATCAGAAGCTGGGTCAAGCTGCGACTTAGCCTCTACAAGCTGCAAAAAGTTATTGTCAACAAGCTCGACATCATGCCACTCACCAGTAATGTAGTAAGCTTGCGTTGCATTTTTGGCTCCATTAAGTCGTTTACGTTTCTGCTCGACAATGTAGCCAATAGTAGGTAAATACTCTTTAAGTCGGTTCCAAGTCATAGTTTTACCTTTATTAGTTTTGTCTAATTCTGGTATAGCCATGTATTCTGCCAATTCTCGACATTTGTCTACTGACAACCATGTATTTAAATATTCATCTGGTATCTCGGGCGCAAAAGTTTTAAGATGTCGTTGATACTGAAAAGTCTGACGAGCTGCTTGTATTCTGTCTTCTTTATACACGGAATTAATAATAACATTATCAAAGCGTTCATCACGTATAGTAATGCCGCGAGCCAAAGCTTTATTTACAATAACAAAATCGTATTCTAGCGGCACCATACCAGTAGTAATAATAGCATTATAAACTCGCATCTGCTCTGCATCCATGGGTTTATCTATATTATTTAAAGAATGCAATTCAATAGCGTTAAATCCTTGTGCATTAGCAAGCTGCACTAAGCTGCGATTGGGTTCAATAAAGGGTGAAAAACACCAATATCCTTTATTGGGTTCAGGCCGCAGCTGTTTTATATGCTCCTTAATATTATAGAAGTATATATCTTCTGCCATCTTATACCCAACTTCCAACTTACCTTGATAGCTGGCACTTACTAATGATTTATAATATTGATACGCACGCTCCGGAGAAGCTGAAAGGCCAATACACATAATCCGACCTTCATTAACTATCTCTTCCCACTTACCTAGAAGCACGAGTGGCATATAATCTTTACGAATAGCATAGGATTGAATAATAGAAAGAAGCTCAGCATTGGAACCACGACCAAAGTCTTGCTTTCTTGCTTTTACAAATGCTTGCGTCGCAAAATCAAATATACTATCACATTCATCCCAGCATATTACATCTATTTCTTCTAACCAATCTAAATCCTCTTTAATACATTTCTAACCTAAGCGTTGATAGCACATTACCCCAATCTTATCTTCTTCTCTTGTCCAAGTGCCTGGTTGCCGCTCCCACAATAAATCAGCTTCTACACAACTATCACTATATTCTTGTATAAGTTGGTCTTTAAGAGCAGTAGTATCTGTAAGAAATAATATTCTATTTAAATTTCCATCTCGCGTAAATTGCGCGAGATTATTTATTGCCCAGTAGGTTTTACCCGTGCGAATACCACAATCAAGTATATTATAGTCGCCGCGGCGAAAAATTAATTTTTGCTGTAATTGTAAATCACTTACTGTAGTCATATCACTCCCTCCATTTTCTATAGTATAGCATAATTTTTATAGAAAGTCAAGTGTTTGTTTTCTAGAAAAATGACATTTTTTCTTATACACAAAAAGATGTGTGTCAAAAAATTACTGCACCCCTCCCCCCTATATATATAGTAAAAAAAAAACACACTTTTTCCTTTATATATATTATATATATTATATATATAAGCTAGCTTATAAGCTAGCACAGCGTCCAGCAACAGGTAGAGGGAATTGTAGAGGGAATTGTAAAATGAAAAAAATTAATTTATTTTATTTAATTTTAATAATTTTTATTTTTTATTTTTATTTAATTTATTTAAAAAATTTTTGTCAAATATTTGACAAAAGTGAAAATTTGGCGCACTACCATATTCTCTACCTATCTCTCTCCATTCTACACACCACCCTACCCCAAAAACCCCAAATTTTCCCTACCCACACATTCGCGCGCCTACCCTACTCTTCCTTCTCCCCTCTTGTTTCTTTCAAGAGAGGATGTACTTATTTTAATAATTTTTATTTGCCGTTTTCTTCTTGACTTTTTATAAAAATCAGCGTATAATAAAAGTAAGAAAAGGGAAGGAGACCAACTGAATGGAACTTATGAAGTTTATGAATAAGCATAAGGATTGGCGTCAGCGTCTTGCGGCGAAACCCTATTGTTTAGAAATTAAAGATGATGGTGCATTTGTGCTGTTGAAATACAACATGATTGAGAGTGATTTGTCTCTTGTTGTGTGTCGTGAAGCACGTGGTTCCATTTTCACTTGCGAACATAATGAATGGAGATGTGTTTGCCGTTCCCTTGATAAGTTTGGTAATTGGGGCGAATCGTATGCAGCTACCAAGAAGATAGATTGGTCTCAGCCTGTAAGTGTGCAGGAAAAGATTGATGGTTCTATTATTCGTGTATGGTGCTGGAAAGGTTTGTGGCATGTTTCTACTAATGGAACTATTGATGCATTTAAAGCTGAGTGCGGCGACAGCACTTATGGTGATGTTTTCTATTCTATTATAGAAAAATATACTACTGTGAATGCTTTTTTTGAAACTTTAAACCCTATATTTACTTATTGGTTTGAAATGGTACATCCTCAGTATAATCAAATTGTTGTTCATTACAATGAGCCTGCAATTTATTATCTTGGCCGTCGCAATATGGTTACTATGGATGAAAGCGTTTATTTTAATGTTTTTAGTAATACTGGATGGATTAAAACACCTAAAGTTTATAAGTATAATAATTTAGATGAAGTGTTGGAAGCTTGCCATAAAATGGGTGAGGATGAAGAAGGATATGTTGTGTGCGCGTATGAACAAATGGAAGATGGTTCTTTTCTGCGCATCAAATGTAAGGGTGATGAGTATTTAAAACGACATAAGTTGCGCGGCAATGGTCCTTTGACTACTACCAAGATTATTGGACTGTGGCAAACTGATACACTGGATGATTTTCTAGCATATTTTCCTGAACATACCGCTTTTACGCAAGAAGTTATTAAACAAGTGCGCAATTTGTGGGAAAAGGCAGACATTGCTTATGATGTAGTAAAAGGTTTGCGGCCTCGCCGCGATTTCGCATTACATGCGCAATCTTACATTAAACCAATTCAAAGCTATTTGTTTGCGCGCCTAGATGGGAAGGTAAAATGTGCGCGCGATTATTTCAAGACAATGAAAGCTAAGAATTTGGCAGAGCTACTAAATGTAATTTCAATTTCAAAATCAAAATAAAAAATATGAAAGGAGATACAGGGGTAATTTCCTAAAACATTACCCCTATAAAGCTATGACTGGACATTGGATTTTTACAGTACGTCATTATTCTAATGGTATGTATATGGGTGAACATTGGAAATGTAGTGAATGTGAATGTGCACCATTAGAAAATTGTAAATATTTTCCATCTTATGAAAGATTCTGTCATAATTGTGGTGCAGAAATGGTAAATGAACCTACATTTGTAATAAAAGAAATAACAGATCAAATTAAATATACCTGGGAGTAAAGTATGACAGACTTAATTGATATTCTAGTACAACGTGATAACATCACTCCAAATGAAGCTCGCGCGATTGTGGATGAATGTGCAAGTGAAATGAAAGGTGCAATTATGCGCGGCAACTATCAAGAATGTGAAGATATTTTAATGATGTATTTAGGGTTAGAACCTGATTATTTAGATTATTTTCTATTATAAGGAGTAAATATGGTAGCAGTATGTATATGTATATTTACCGTTTTTTATGCGAGTAAAATAATTAATTATGCCATAGATCTATGGCAAACTATGCCTATTAAAGAGGAGCGTAGTCATCCTTTATATATTTCCAAAGATATAATGAGGTAAATATGATTTATTTAGATAGAAAAATGCCAAAAGATTGTTTTGATTGCCCATGTTTACAAACCTTTACTAGAGTTCCAAATGGCACAACACATACAAAATATTGGATACGCTTATGTGCTGCGCAAAATCGTATTATATTTCAATTTATGTGTAAAGATAAAGATGTTATTGGAGATATACCAAATGAATGGATTAATTTTACAAAACCCACTTGGTGTCCTTGGAAGGAGTAAGAAATGCTAGATTTAATTTTAATGACAGCCTTAAAAATTTGTGGTATTGTTCTTTGTTTTGCCATGGTTATATTATTAATAGTATTAATTATCTACATAATTAAGGGGTGTATTGAAGAATGGTAATAAATTGTCCTAAGTGCGGCGCCAGTTATTATCAAGAAGCTTATAGTACTTGCACCACTATGTATTATCCGCCTATTTGGAAAGATGGTATCAACATTAATCCAGATAGAAATATTACAACTACGGTTTGCCACTGTTTAAACTGCGGCCAAATATTTAGTTATAAAACTTGTGGTGGTGAAATTACATATGAATGATATATTAGAAGTATTATTACAAATTATTATAATAACTATTTGTGTAATTTTACTTATTCCAGTATTTTGCTTAACGGTTTTTCTTGCTCCTCTTATTATATTACTCGCATTAATTGCTGATGCTTTTTCTTGACTTTTCTTTAAAATTAGAGTATAATAAAAGAAAAGGAGAAAAAGTTATGAAATGTGAACATTATAATACCGATTATCTCGCCGCGCGCTGTATGGCTACTAAAGAAACGGAAGTATGCGCATGTGGTGGAGATAGAAATAAATGTGATTTTTACGATTTAAAAGAACCTACCTTTATAGATATTGTAAATGCGCGGCAACGCCTATGTAGAAAATTTCGAATTTTTGTAAATTGTGCTGGGTGTCCTATTGCTGAGGCAAAAGAACAATATTGTGGAAATAAGCATATAACTTGTTCTGATTTTATATTCACTTGGCCGCACACTATTTTCACTGTATTAGATAACTATAATAAAGAACATCCAGAAAATCCTACTTGGCATCAGTGGTTGAATTGTGTATATAACTATTATAAGGGCACAAGTAAACTCACTTTTACCGAATGGTTAGATACTGAAATAACAGAAGAAGAAGCAGACAAATTTAATATTCCAAATAAGGAGCAATTAAAATTATGAAAGCATTGATTGTCGTAGATGTGCAGAATGATTTTGTTGATGGTGCTCTTGGTAGTGCGGCCGCACAAGCAGTTGTTCCTAATATTAAGAAGGTAATAAATGAGTATCTGGAAAATAATGATGATGTATATTTTACATTTGATACTCATTATGCAGATACTTATTTTAATACCCTTGAAGGCCAAAAACTTCCAATTCCTCATTGTATAGAGGGTAGTGATGGTTGGAAAATTGCAACTGAATTAAAAGACATTAATATAGAAAAACTTAATATACACAATTATATTGAAAAAAATACTTTTGGCTATACAGATTGGGAAATGGATTTCTCTGAAAAGGACTATGAAAATATTACACTTGTTGGCCTTGACACTGATATTTGTGTAGTTTCTAATGCTCTCATTCTGCGCGCACAATTTCCTAATACTCCCATCTATGTAATTGCTAATTGTTGCGCGGGCACATCACCCAATGCGCATCAGGCCGCACTTACTGTAATGCGCTCCTGCCAAATTGAGGTAGTAGAATGATTGCGCAAATAGTTAAACGATACGGCTACTATGTATGTAGTAATTGTAGGATGCAACAACATTCACTTCAAGAAACGTGCTGGTTTTGCGGCTGTTCATTTTCAAACTATGAGAGTGAATTAATTCAATTATGGGATGAGGAAAAAAATTATGGCTTTAATGGAAAAGATTAATTGCGGCGTTATCTATGCTGTAAAGATGAACCAAGCTGGCAATTGGTATGATAGTATTGCCTCCTTTATGTCAAAATATACTGACACACCTATCACTCATTATTCCCACTCCATGTTAGAAACTATACTTTCGCGCGCGATTGCTGACTTACTTGACAATTTAAAGCGACCTTCTTCTTTTTGGTTTGAATATTGGCGCTGTAAGAAAGTATGGGATTATAGTGATTTTGATGCTATGTGTGCTTCTTTAGCCACAGTGCAAGTAAAGGATTTACAAAGCGATGGTGCATATATTTATATAAATGGTTTTCGCCCATTTGAGGAGTTTAAACTATGATTAAATTAAATGGTGAACTTTGTTTATTTAAATACTATAATGATGGTAGCACGCGCGCAAATATAGATTTAAATTTATGCCGTGATAAAAATAATCAGGTGACCTGGCTTTATGATAATAGCAATGAAGAAATTGTAGAATTATATTATCTTGTTCAACATTTACATGAACATAATGTCACCGATATTACTTTAAATCTACCATATATAGTTAATGCGCGCCAAGACAGAGTAAAATCTAATAATGAAGTTTTCACCTTAAAATATTTTGCAGATTTAATTAATTTTCTAAACTTTAAGAAGGTGCACGTTTACGACCCACATTCTCCTGTATCTACCGCCCTCATTAATCATAGTGAAATTGAAATGCCAGTCATGGAAATGATTGATGTGTTAAATCGTCATAATGACGCGATTTTAGCTTTTACAGATGAAGGTGGTTATAAACGTTATCATTCTTATTTCCAAACTCCTTTTATTTTTGGCATTAAAGAAAGAGATTGGGAAACACAAAAAATTACATCTTTGCGTATTGCTGGCGCAAAGCATATGATTGCTGGCCATGATATAGTGATTTGCGATGATATTCTTTCGCGCGGTTCTACTCTATATTTAACTGCTAAAACATTAAAAGAAATAGGTGCAAACCATATTTATTGTTGGATTTCTCATTGTGAAAACACTGTCTTACAGCCGCATTTAAATGGTCAATCTTTACTTGATATGGACTTAATTGATAAAATATATACCACTAATAGTATTTGGCGCGCGAACCATCCAAAAGTTGAGGTTATAAGAAATTTTTGACAGCACAAAAAACCAGATTTCTAAATAAACCTCTATACTTATAAATAGGATAGACATTAAGTTAGTTAAGTATTTGACTAACTTTTTATTTTATGTTATACTTTTATTAGTAAAAAGAAAGGACGAAAATTATGAAAGAAGTAGGACGCGCAATGTATGGTAGTCAGAACTACCTTTTAAGCAATAAAGATAGTGATACAGATTACAAGGTATTTCTTTGTCCTACCTTTGAGGACCTCTATCGCGGTCACAAGGCAGATAAAGGCGACCTTCCCGCGCATTTAGATGCCGAGCATTATAGTGTGCTTGATGTCCGTAAGTTCGCAGAACTTGTAAAAGTTGGTAATGTAAACTGTCTTGAATATCTTTTTTCTCTTGACCTTTCTGGTAATGATAAATTTCTTGATTGGTGCGCAGATGCGCGCAAACTTTATGAAAAAGGTTATCTTGCTACTGTATGGCCGACTTTCTTTGCTTCACTTACTGGTATGGTAAAAAATTCACTTGACCGGTATGGAGTTACTAGAAAGTCAATGTCGCGCACTTACTTTCTTTATATGTTTGCGACTACCGTAGTGCAAGACCATTTCCAAGTTTGGCACTCTACTTGGCGCAACAACACTTGGAATAAAACAGTAGCGGAAATGCGTTTTGATGATACTGTTTATCTTCCTACTAAGGAAGATGTATTCACTAGTCTTGACCGTTTAAATGTAGAAGCAACTAATAAAGTATTAACATATCCTACCACTGAAAAAGGAGAAGTTCTTGTGCAGAAAATGCGCGAGCTTGTCCGTAACGAGGTGCTTTGATATGAAATACATTAAGAAACCTATACCAGTAGATGCTATTCAATGGACGGGAGATAACTTTGATGAAGTCGCATCCTTTATGATAGGTCATTTACCCATAGTGACTACTGATAAGGAGCTTATCATCTCTACCCTTGAAGGTAAAATGCATGTTGGTATAGGTTATTATATTGTTCGAGGTATTGATGGAGAATATTATGGATGCCGTCAAGATATTTTTGAACGCACATATCGTGCAGTCGCAACTGATGCTATAACTTGCCGCAGTTGTGAAAAGAAATTTCCTACCAGGCTATCTAATATCTTCTATGATGCCTTGGCTAAAAAATATAAGTATTGGGCTATATGTCCCTATTGTGGTATAAAAATGGATTGGGAGGAACAATCAGATGTTCTTTAAGAAAAAGGAAAAGCAGCAATCAGCAACAGCAGTTCTACTCTATGAGGCTTATAAGCGTGCGCGCGAAAATGGTAGTAATGTCTTTTACTATGCGCTATTTGATAGTGAAAAGAAGTTCGCTACTGAATTTTGCCGCAAGAATAAGCTAAAAATGGTATTAGACCATACTACGGATGGAAACTTGATTTACAAGTTTATTATACCAAATGAGTAATCAATGCGTCTATATTGTGGATACATATTCCAAATATGAAAATGATGATGTAGTAGAACTGTTTAATGTTAATTCTCATTGGTATGCGATTAAACGAGTGCAATTAAATTTTGGTAGACCAATTTTATCTAATATAGAAAAAAATGAAAATGAATACTTACAATATCATATTTATGAAGATGTTGAAGAAGCAAAAGCATATGTAAGAGCGCTAAAATATTGGGAAGGGAGACACTTTTAATGAACTTAAATGTTTTTCATTGGCCTTATACCACACGTTATTATCTTACACATCCGTGGAAATGGTTTCAAGAGTTATGGTAGAATTTGCGTGCGGCTTGGATGCGCGCGACCAAAGGTTGGTGTTATACTGATGTTTGGGAATTAGGTTACTGGCTTCTTGAAATCTTACCTCCGATGTTCAAACATATGGCCGCGCATGGTTGTAGTTATCCTGGCAATGATGAATTTCCTACATATGAAACTTGGCAGGCTTGGCTACGAAAAATGGCCGCAGATATTGAATATGTACAAGAAGAGAATGTAGAGAAACGAAATGAATATAAAGAAGATTTTCACAATTCATTTAATATGCGTCCGCCAGAAGAAGAGCCTGGTAGTAAGTTCGTAACAATTACTTGGAACGAGTCACCAGACCATAAGGAAATAACAAAAAAATATTTTGAGCGCATGAAGGAATTAGATGCTGAAAGAAGAGAAAAACTTATCCTAGTTTTTACAGAACTCGCGCGTAAAATTCCTACATTGTGGGATTGAGGAGGTATAATATGATACCTGTACTAATTACTAATAGTCAAGATTTACAACGCAATTTACAAGAAACTTCTGGTTCTGCTTCTTTATTTTGGATTATAGAATATAGTCAAAATGAATTAAATTGCGATTTAGATACTTATAAAACCACGCCTAATCGTTATTCTTTATTTAGAAATGAATGTTTAAGTCATCCACAAAACTTTAAACAGCGATTAGACAATGGTCAATATCGTATTTGGACAACCATTCCATATGATATACAATGGTAAGAAGAAATGTTAATTTCTTCTTATTTTTTTATTATATAAAGCCTTATCCTAGGAAGGAGGGGATACGATGCCTGGTGATGGAAACAACAACGCTCTTATGAGCGATGTAAATTATGTAGCTTCAAATGATGTATATCATTCTAGTGATACTACTAAAGTTTATACACCTAAAAAATGGACAGCAAACGAATTAATTGAAGTTCTAGAAATGAACAATTTGGAGCAAGGTGTTCAAATCGCTATTGAATTAGCTACAACTGCATCTCAGCGTGCAGAACAAGATTTAACACGTATTACTAATTATTTTGATACCACAATTACACCAGCCCTAACTGCATTTGATACTCGTATGTCAGGGCTAGATACAGAAATTACAGGCTATGTAAACACAGCTTTATCTTCATATACTCCAAATATTATTACTACTTTTAGTAATTTATTAGGCAGTAATTATGTAGGAGAAGCTACAAGTTTGCCTATTACTTTACCTAATGGAATGACATCTGTACATGCACGTCTAACTACGTTAGCAAGTGATTTATCCACCACTTCTAGTAATTTATCTACATTAGATACGTATGTGCGCGGTGCTTCAAATAATAATTCTTTAGCGGCTCAAGTATCAGCCTTACAAACAGAATTAGGTGGTGGAGGGTCAGGCACTTCTTTTAAAGAGAAAATTGAAACTGCTATTGGTCGTCCATTAGAACCTACTGCCGCACAAATTGCAGAAGATAGTAATTTAAATAGTGATTTATTAACCTTAATTGAGAACCTACAAGAGGTTCTTGGATTAAGTAGCGCGGCCGCAGGTTCCGCATCTTTAATTGATAAAATTGAAGGTATGATTGGACGTTCATTAGATTTAGAACCAGCAGATGTGCAAAACAATATTCCTGCTGAAACCGCAGATGCTAATACTGGGGTTTATTCTAATTCTATTATGACCCAAATTAATCAATTAAAAGGTATATTAGGTATTGAAGGTGGTATAGCTAGCGGTCAATCTTCTAATCTTTTATCTACAATTGATAGTATATTAGAAGCTATTTATGGCTCTACTACCCCAAGTGATTTAGGAGATACATATACATTAGCAAAAGTATTAAATGATTTATATGGCCCACTTACTACAAATACTACCACTGGTGTAACAGCTCGTTCTGCTACTCCATTATTATCTGCATTAAGTGCTTTACCTAATACCATAGATACATTAAATACACGAGTTGGCGCACTTGAAACAGATAATACTGGTATTCATACTTCTTTAACCACCGCTTTAAGTTGGCAAACAACTATTGAAAATGCCTATACTGATGCCGAAGCTTTTGTATTACAAGAAGATGAAAAAACATATTTACGTTTATCACGTAATAACAATGCTAATCCTACTACTATTCAAGAGATGGCAGCAGATTTAGACAATACATATATTCAATTACCAGAAGGTGGTGGCGGTGGTGGAGCCGCAACAGGTGGCGGCACCGCGGTTATTACTCGTATTACTGACACTTCTATACAAGTTTTAACTGGCGCTCCATGTAATATTGAATATAAATTAGAAGCTCGTGATACTAGTAATGAATTAGTTGGTAATGGTAGTGCTGTTTGGTATGTTGGTGGTGTGCAAGTTGCTACTTCTACTGCTTTAAATATCACAAGTGCTAATACCAATTTAACCAACACTTTCAATATTGCGCCTTATTTAGCTGTTGGTTCAAACAATATTACATTACAAGTTTCTATTAATACAGGTGGAGAAAATAATACTATTGTGCGTAAAACATGGACGGTAAGTGTTATTAATTTCTCTCTTGTATGGAATTATAATGAAGAAACTATTTTTGATGGTGACACTATCACTCTTGAATGGGTTCCTTATGGCGCCAATATTTCCAAAACAACTTGGATGAAGATTGATAATGAAGAACCAGTAGCAATTTCTACTACTGTACAATCAGGTATTACACAAACATATACATTTGAAAATACATTATCACATGGTGTGCATACATGTCAATTATATTTAACTGCTACAATTAATAATCAAGCTGAGCAAACAGCAACACAATCACATGACTTAATTGTTGTACAAGCATTAAATACTACACCAATTATTTCTAGTTCATTTGTTACTAATACAATGGAGCAGTATGATACAATTGCAATTCCAGTAGTAATTTATACTCCAAATGCTACATTAACAAATGATGTTATATTAGCAGTAGATGGTACAACAATTAGTACATGGAATGATGTAGACCGTACTCTACATTATTGGAACTATTCACCCACTACCGCGGGCGCCAAAGTATTAACTATTAGTGTGGGTAATGTTACTAAAACTATCAATATTACAGTCACTAGTATTTCTATTGATAATGAAGAAGTTAGTGGTTATGATTTTAAATTAAAAGCTAGTGATATTGTCACTAATGCTGATTTACAAAATAATAATTTACTTACTTTCTCTAATAATTTTGACTGGATTAATGGCGGTCTAAAATCTGAAAGAGATACAAGTAATAATATACAACAATATATTTGTATTAAAGCCGGTACAACTATGACTATTAATAAACAATTATTTAGTACAGAATTAACTACTGGTTTAAATACAAAAATTATTATGAAAACAGCTAATTGTAGCGATTATGATGCAAAAATCTTAGATTGCTATAATGCTAATGAACAAATTGGTTTAGAGATATTCGCGCACGAAGCAGTTTTATCATCTTCTGCGCGCACAATCACTACTCAATTTGGTGAAAATACATATATCGAGCTTGAATTTGAGGTATATGGCAGTAATGATACACCACGGTATATGATGTGTTGGGTGGATGGTGTTATGTCTATTGTTCGTGTATGCGATAATACTGACCACTTTAATCAAACTGTACCTACAAATATTGTTATTGGTTCATCTAATTGTGATGTTTATATTTATTTAGTAAAAACCTATTATAAAAAAATGTCTATTGATGAACATTTAGCAAACTTTATTGCAGATGCACCAAATGCTACTGTTATGAAAACTCGCTATAATCGTAATGATATTTTAGATGAAACTAATGAAATTAGTTATGAAAAATTATATGATGCCGCACCTGATTGCCGCATTTGGTTATATGATATTCCTCGTATGACCACTGGTAAAAAAGACTATGTCAAAGGAGTTGGTTTCCAGCAACTCTGGAAACATGGTGGAAAAGAATACTATGATGGTTTAACAGCTACAAATGCTGTTCTAACTGTACAAGGCACTTCCTCAGTCAATTATCGTAAAGGTGCTGCGAATACAGATATAGATTTTAATAGCTCAAAAGCCGAAGGAACTCCAACATTACGTTCTGCTAGTGGTGAAGATTTGTTAGCAAGTGGACTTGCGCAAAAAGGTATGAAAATTACGGATACTTCTACTCCAATTACGTATTCTAATATGAAAGTTAACTTTGCTTCTTGTGAACAAGTTAATAATATGTGTAATGCTATGTGGTATCAAAACTTCCAACCTTATCCTTCTCTTGCTCCGCGTGATTGTATGGAATTTACAATGGGTGTACAATTTATTAAAGATGCTGGTTTAAACGAACCGACCGTCGAAGACCCAACAACGCATACACAAATGTTAGAGGTTCCATTATTCTCTGAAAAAGAAAATCGTAATGCAAACAAATATTATATGTATTCTATTGGTAATTTAGGAACAAGTAAGAAAAATACGCATATATTCCATAGTGCCAATGAATGTTGTATTGAAGTGACAGATAATACCACATTAGGACAAAGAATGATTGCTTGGCCAGCAAATGGTGTAGACTGGGCCGGTGCAGACGATAACGGAGACCATTCATTTGAAATGCGTTATCCTGACACAAAAACACCTAATGACTTAATTAAAAATGGTTGGGAACGA